ATGTTCAATACCTTGAATGGTTGGCAGAAGGCAACACTCCTGAGCCAGAGGTTGGTGAAGCCGAAGTTACTGCTGCTCTTGAAAAGGAAGCCCGTGATCTACGTGACGCTGAACTAACTCGTGCAGACATTATGCTCAACAGAGTTCAAGACGGAGAGACTGGAATCGGAACACAGAAGGCTTGGCGAGCATATCGTGTAAGCCTTCGCGACTGGCCTTCTACAGAGAGTTTCCCATTGGATGCTCCAGTAGCACCAGACGTGAAGGTGTAACATGGATTACGTCAAGGCAGTAGCACAATTTGCTTTCCTGTTCTTGTCGAACATCATCCTCGTCCTGCTCGGATTTGTTGTGGTAGCTATTGCCATTCCATTCCGAGTAGACGGGTACTCTGAGAGTGACGGTCGTAAGATCGTCAACTTGCCTAAGTGGGCATGGCTCTGGGGTAATGACTTCGACGGACTTCTAGGAGACAAGCGTGGATGGTGGGCAGAGAACACTCCTTTTGGTGTAGCTGTTGACAGCTTCCTCGCAATGTACACTTGGGCAGCACTACGCAACCCAGCAAACAACAAACGACTATTGAGCTGGTATCAGACTCCAGTAGTTGGCAGTGAAATCTCCTATAAGGGAGATTTTACAGTTGAAGATAAACCCGGAATGGGTGGTTGGCAATTTGTCAAGACTGTCCACGATGGGCATGCCAGTTATGGCTTTTACTTCGTGCATGAATGGTCTTTGACACGTGCCTTCGTGATTCGTTTCGGGTACAAAGTTAAGCCTATGCACTCTGGTTCTACTAATGAACTTGCAAAAGGCTTTACCACAAAAGTGAATCTATACAAAGCCATCTAATGATGGCTTTTCTTATTGAAGGAGTTCGATATGGCTAACATTCCAAAGCCTACAAACCTGAACACTATCTGGGCTTCTACAGGTACTAAGGTTGATCCGGGTGTTACAAAGACAAACATTGGTTGGGTAGTTCAACTCCCACCATACGAATATCAAAACTGGGCAATGAACCGTCAAGATACGGCCATCGCTCACTTTAACCAACACGGTGTCCCAGAGTGGGATGCTATTACAGAGTATCAAGGTGGTCTGAGCTACACTCAAGGTAGTGATGGACTAATCTACAAGTGCCTACAAACTAACTACAACCTCGACCCTACCAACACAAACAACAACCTGTTCTGGGCTCGTGCGTTTGAAGACTACGGAAGTGTTCAGATTGTTCAGGCAGCATTGAACGCTCACCTGACAGACTATGCAACTCTCTCTGGGATTTCCAACGTTGTAGCTGCTCGTGCTAACTTGTCTGTGTACAGCAAGACTGATGGTGATGCCCGTTATGCTTTCAAAGGTGGTGATAATGCTACTCCATTCCTCGTTGGAACTGCAACTAACCCACAACACGCCGTCCCTCTGAGTCAGATCAATAGTCTGCTTGTTCCTGCCACTGAATCCTCTTATGGTACGACTCAGTACGCTACAACAGGTGAAACAGAAGCTGGTACAATCGATGACAAATCGATCACTCCGTTGAAAGCTTCCACAATCCTGTTGAAGAAGTCTGGTAACCTCGCAGGACTTAGTAACATTGCAACAGCTCGTTCTAACTTGGGTCTTGGTGATATTGCAACAATGAGCAGCGACTTGTTCCTTGCTCGTGGTAATAACCTGTCCGATCTTGGCAACGTTGTAACAGCTAGATATAACCTTGGACTTGGCTCTGCCGCTGTCCAATCTGAGAGCTATTTCCTCCGTGCTGCTCAAAATCTGGCAGATTTGTCCAACGTATCTACAGCACGTAACAACCTTGGACTGACAACTCTGGCAATTACAGCCCCTACTGCTGTGTTGTTTAAAACTGACAACCTTGCAGGACTTTCCAACGTAGCTACAGCTCGCACAAACTTGGGACTTGGTTCTGCTGCAACCCAACCTACCACAACATTCCTACAACGTGCCAACAACCTCAATGACCTCACAAACGTACAGGCAGCTCGTAACAGTCTTGGACTTGGTTCCGCTGCTACAATGAATGCGATTGGTACTACAGGTAGTTTGGACTTCAGTGCTTCTGGTGGATACAATGGATGGATGATCCATCCAAATGGGATCATTGAACAGTGGGGTATGTTCGATATGGGCGGTGGAGCAAGCGTCCAACGCGTTAACTTCCCACGAGGCTTTAACTCGAATTGCTGGAACATCACTATGACTCGATTTGAACTAGCTTCTAACGAAAGTGGTATGGCAACAGTTAAGTCTATGGATGCTGGAGGTTTCGTATTCCACCACGGGTATAGCAACACATTCACAGCCTACATGTGGCGAGCTATCGGACAATAATATGCTAACAGATAACGACTACAAAGTAGCTGCTGAAACCCTTGGGGTTGAAATCGCCTGTGTTAAAGCAGTCACCAAGGTGGAGAGCCGTGGAAGCGGCTTCCTCCCTATCGGGGCTCCTGTGATCCTGTTTGAGCGTCATTGGATGTACAAACTACTCAAGGCCAAGCTTGGTAAAGAGCCAGCCTTGAGCGACGTTGTAGACCCCAAGGCAGGAGGCTACAAAGGTGGTACTGCTGAACACACACGTTTGGAGAAGGCTGTAGCAATTGATCGTGAATGTGCATTGCAAAGTGCCTCATGGGGGTTGTTCCAGATCATGGGCTTCCACTGGAAAGCTCTGGGATACACGAGCATTCAAGCCTTTGTTAACGCACAGTACAGAAGTGAAGGAAGTCAGTTGGACACATTCGTGAAGTTCATCTTGATTAATCCTTCTATGCACAAAGCACTGAAAGCGAAAGACTGGGCCAAGTTTGCCAAGTTGTATAACGGGCCAGACTACAAGAAAAATAACTATGATACGAAGCTGGCAGAGGCATACGTCAGTTTCAAATAACCAACGGAGGTTTCCACATGTCAAAGAAAGTTAAGATGGCACTTGGTATTACAGCGGCTATATTTTTAGCCGCTGAGCCATTGATGATGTTGTGGCAACCTCTTCTCCCACAAGGATCATATGCAGGGATTGCAACATTCGTAGCTGTAGTGCGAGCTGGACTCGTTTATTACACCACGACGGAAGATGGAGAAGAAGATGCTAGCAACAATTAAGAATTACCTCATGTTGGCAGCGCTGCTACTTGTGATCGCTGGTGTTCTGTATATTCAAAGCCTTCGCATTGAAGTTACAACATTACGATTGGATGTAGCAACGTATGAACAGGCAGCAGAGACAAACAGGAAGGCTATGGATTTGGCCGACAAGAGCTGTTCTCTGACAAAGGACGCTATCCGCCAACACTACGAAGCAGAGGTACGGTTCCTGACCTCCCAGAAGGCCACAGGAGACGCGATCAATGCCCTACCCACCCTGACCCTCAAGGAGAGCGATAATGAAGCTCCTACGAAGCCTCAAGGCTTTGCTGATGATGATCGTCTTAGCCCTAGCACTATGCAGTTGCTCGACAGAGCGTACTGTGATGGTGACAAAGACGGTTGTACTGGTTCCACCAAGTGAGTTCTTTCTCCCTTGTACCCCTGAACGTGTAAAGGAAAACACTGTTCGTGCGTTGGCTCACGGTTACGTGGTCAACACCTACCAAGTATGGACGTGTAATAACCGAATCCAAAACCATAAGAAATGGTTTGAATGGCAACAGGAGATTTATAATGGCAACAACAAATGATATGGTGAAGGGTGTTCTCAGTTATGTTGCTGGAGCCCTGTTGATGGTTTGTGTGGGTGTTGTTGGATATCAACAATCCCAGATCGGAAAGCTCGACGACAGACTTTACACACTCCAAGCCACGACAGTAACTGAAGACAAACTCAATAGTGCAATCAATCGACTGTCTTCTGAGTTTGACACAAAGATCACTGCCATCAAGAACGTTCAAGAAGTTACAAACTCTTACTTGATGCGTATTGTTGATAAACTAGAGAAGACTGATAGAAAATAAGGGGAACTATTATGACAAGGACTCAAGATTGGCCTATGGTAGCTGCCATCGGCGCTCTTCTGACTGCACTCCTTGTCTGCATTCTGCTACTGGCTTTCCCTGCCTATAATAATAAAACAGGCCAACTAGAAATAGAAGTTGCAAAACAAGAATATACGCGACAGAATGCCGCGATGGATCGCAAATACGAAGCTAAGATCAACAGTTTGCAGGAGCAACTGAACACACAGCAGTTCGTAGCCAACAAGCGTTATGACTTGCTGGATGATGACATGAAAAGGATGAAACGTGAAATTGATGATCTTCGAGAAAGACTACTGAGAGCCCCACGCCGATAGGTGATGGGGCTTCTTTGTGTCTGGATTCTAGGAGTACGGTATCCGTACTCCTAGCTTTTACATCACCATCGACTCACGCAGGTCGTATTCTGGCAGTCATTTTAAACCTACTTTGGTTCTACAGTTTTTGGAATGATTACGATGCCATCAGCACCGCCCATGTACAGGGAATGCTTCAGAGCTTTGGCGCTCTCTTCATCATCGAAGACATCTACGAATCGGCCTTGCACGGTAACGACGTAGAGCTGCATGTTGTTTCCTCCGTTGTGTTTGATGCGGCTCATTCTATAGATTTTCTGAGGTGTGTCAATCCCAAAATAAAATTTCTTTTGCTCTTGACAAATCGGATTTTCTGAGTACCCTAAAAGCTTTTAAAGCTCTTGATCTTATAGAGAATTAGTAAAATAATTATTAAATAGGTATTGACTTTCATAGTATAATACTATAAGTTATACACACAAATTCAGAAGGAGGGTAAGATGAACAAGCATAAAGTGGTTGTGATCGGTGGTGGTACTTTCAATCATATCTCGTGCCACCTATCTCTGGCAGCTCCTGCATTCGGCGGGACAGCCAAGAAGCTTCACAAGATGTTCACCGACGGTGGTGTCCTTGAATCCCATCTAGTTCTGACCAAGATGGCTGATCCTGCAAGCAACCTTATCACCAACGCTGACGTGGCTCTGTACGTGGAACACATGCTGAAAGACAAGATGGTGAAGGTGGTCATAATGAACGCTGCCATCTGTGACTTTGAGATTGAGAATCCGGGTGAAGGCCGTCTGTCGAGCAGCAAGGATTACGACGTGACGTTGAAAGGTATTCAGGGTAAGATTCTTGCAACCATCCGAAAGGAACGTCCAGACATCGTTGTGGCTGGCTTCAAGACCACGCATGGAGCAACACCAACAGAACAACTGGCAAAGGCTGCTCAGTCGATGCACAACAACAGATTGGATTTCGTACTGGCAAACGATGTTCTCACACGGAACAATATTCTCTTGACATTAGCCCTCGAAGTGCATCAAGATGAGCGGGAAGAACTTCTGGAACAATTGGTGAAGGAGTTGACAGGAATGTACAGAATCGGTGCGTGGTTAAGCTAATGTGGATCATCAAAACTGAGCATGGGTATATGTTGGAAGACGACGATGGAAATCTTGTCGAATGGTTTGACATGGCTGCCAACTGTAAGGCATACTGCATGGAAAAGGGGATAGAGCCAATCTACATCGCCAAGAACAGAGGTCGTCTGGTAGACGTACAAGCCTATAAAGCTGCCACAGGTAAAGATTTGTGGTTTGATCTGGAGTATCTTCAATGAAGACTGATCCAAATAGCGCTTGCACTAACGTAAAAGAGGTGCTACGATGGGCCGTATTACACGATGCAGTGGCACATCCTCTGATGGCTCTGTCAAACTACAGTAAGTGGTCAGTAAGATTCCACGACTACACATCACGGAGGGCATGGCCACGATGAACAAGCCTCGTATCAGATACTGGAAGCATGGTTTATGGGAATGTTCAGGCATTGGTTTGAATTCGTTTGACAAGAGCCCAGAAGCAGCGTACATTCGCTGGACACAATTCATCACTAGAATGAGGATAGAATAATGAATCGAGATTTAGCACATGCGTTCTTCAAGCTTCGTGTGTCAGAACGTATGGAAGTGATGAAAGAAATCGGGATCACGTTTGCACAGGGTGGCTCAGAAACAAATCAAGATTTCTCTGCAAGGGTCTTGCAAGCTGTCAGCAATGATGGTAAAGTACGTGAACTAGAGCAAGCAATGCTCAGTTTCCAATAATTCAAAAGGAGGATACATAATGTTACCACAAATCAAAGTCAAGGTTGCATCCCCAGCTATCAGCCGTGCAGTACAGGAAGAACTATTCAAGCGTGGTTATAAGTGGACAATGAACGGGGATAATGTTTGCCATACTGATGAACTGTATATCTTCGGGTATAGCAATGGAACCCTGACATATGGCAGCGATGACTACAGTTTCCGGGGCAATGGTGGAACTGAAATGATTGCAACGACCGAGAGCCGTTTAGTTGTGGTAGGCTTAGTCCCAGTACGTGATAAGGTTGTCGTCTTCGGTAAGACCTACTACAAGGACGATGTTGACGCAGCACTGGCCAAACTGGAACGTGCAACTGCTTGAAAATAATGGTTGACAGCAGGTGAAATCCTGCTACAATGACCACATCGAAACAAACAAAGGAGAGAACAAAATGACTCAGATTTCTATTACTCGGGCTTTGGCTCAAGTCAAATCGTTGAATGACCGCATCCAACGCGGCTCCAACGCAAACTTCATTACTACCCTCGTTGGTGGTAAGCATGGCACTGGCGTAAGTGAGCAGGAAGCTTCTGGCATCCTGACAGCCAACCTGCAATCGGTACAAGGTCTGATCGCTCAGCGTACAGCTCTGAAATCTGCTATCGTCAAAAGCAACTCTGTTGCCACTGTCGTAATCAACGATGTCACCATGACTGTCGCTGAAGCCATCGAGCGTAAGGGTAGCATTCAACTGGAACAAGTGTTGCTGCAAAACCTGCGACAGCAACTGGCTCAAGCCACTCAGCAAGTTGAACGCACCAACGTTCAAGTGAACCAGCGTCTGGACGATCTGATCCGCACCACTGTCGGCAAAGACCGCAAGGTTGATGAAGCTGAAGTAGCTGCCATCCGTGATCCATTCCTGAAGTCTAACGAAGCCAAGCTTCTGGACTCCAACAAGCTTCAAGGCGTTATTGACAAACTGCAAGCGGATATCGAAGGCTTCCTTCTGGAAGTTGACTACGCTCTGTCTGAAGTCAATGCCACCACCAAGATTGAACTGATCTAATCAGTTCTTTCTGTAGCGATGAGTTGTCTAAATTCAGTGGGCCTTTTCCTCTGTGGCCTAAACAGGGGAGCCAATCGCGGAGATTAAAGACTATTTCAATGTCCTTATAGCTGGTTCGAATCCAGCATAAACTATACAATGAATACGTTCAAAGGTTAGCACTCAACGGTTAAGGCTAAAAGTTCAACAATGAACCTTTTAAACATGCAACGACGAAAGCCGAAAGATCATTAAATCTTGGATACATGGTTTCGTGGTGTTCACTGATCAACCCTGATGACGCCCCAAGCTGTCGTCTACAGAAGCATTTAGCCCGCCATTGTGCGGGCTTTTTGCTGCCTCGCGTTTGATAAATATTTCAAATCAAGGGTTGACAGTCGATAGGATCGGTGTAGAATTCACCACACAGACAAACAAGGAGACGAATATGATCAAGGTAAAAACTACCGCTGGGCTAGATACTGATCTTACAGTGCAGTTAATGGACATCCACGGCGGTGCCATGAGGATTCTTGTGATTACCGATCAATCTGACCAAGAGTCGGTAGGCGTTTACGATGATGAAATTGATGGATTGATTGAAGCACTCAATAGGCTCAAAGGAGGGTTGAAGTGAGACAAACGAACGTTGGCAAGCTTCAAGATTTCTTGAACGCCTTATCTGTTAAGGTGCCAGCCGATTTCAATGTACGTGCCTCACCTATCTTTAATCAGGAGTGGTTAGTGATTATTGAGTCAGCCACACAGAAAGATCAATATCATGTTGACTTGGAACAGGAGACTTGGGTAAGATATGTCTAAGCATGAGAATGGCGGGACACCCCGCAACCCATTAGCTGGTCCCAACCGACGTGTGAACGTGCCTAAGGTAGAACCTGATCGCACGAAGTATCGTCGTCGTCAAAAACATAAAAGGAGGATTGAAGAATGAAAATTGGTGATCGTGTTAAGCTCAAAGCCAATATGTACGATACAATGTCAGATGATGATCAGATGGCTCCCGGTGTTCAAGGGGTCATTCGCAGCATCGTCGGTAGTAATTGTTACATCGTAGACCTTGATCATGAGGTAGATGGTAAGCGCGATTGGGCGTTGTTGGAAAGTGAACTGGAGGTGGTCGAATGAGTGCTGTATTGACTGTAACAATCCGTAAGACTTACCGCGAAGGGATTGCAATGAACACCTTCCAGCTTGGCTTTGACCATATGGATCAGGCCAAGTCCGCACAGAAAGACATCATTGATTTCTACAACGAAGGTGGTTATTCGGTTAGTGCCTTGATTATCACAGAGGTTAAAAGCCATGCTTGATCAATCGCGGTTCCGACTGAAATGTCACACGCTCATGGCTGTCGCTCCCAACATTGGAGCCGCGTTTGACTTCGTAACATCCGAAGGGTTTGATCAGTTTTCGATGCACAAGGACATTGCAACAGGAGAAGTACGCATCGGTGTGCCTCTCTCGCAAGAAGATCGTGATCGGTACACTTGGCTGTACCATCGCATGAAAGCTCTGGATAAACCAGAGCCACCAAAGAATGGGCCGAAACCGCCAAAAGGTCCAACGCCACCACAAGGTGGATCACCAGCAGCAGGACAAACTCCTGCCAAGGAAACTGAGGTGTTTGCAGTAGCAGTATGAGGTAAACAATGAATCCGTTACAATTAGCTGAGAAGTATGACATTGACCTTTTTCATGGTGGCAAAATAGCCTGCCCGAAATGTCGTGAGAAAGGTGGAGACAATAGCGGCGACAACATGATGGTCTACGGGACTGACAGCGTTGGGCGACACAAGGGGGCTTTCTGTTGGAGTTGTGAGTTCACAATCCCAAGTGAAGAATGGTTCGAAGAACATGGTGTAGAAGAAGAGAAGGAGTACGATTTCGTGGGCAGTCCGTTTAATCCAGATATTCATGCAAGAATGAAAGAAACTTATACGCATGAAACCTACGGGTTCCGTGGTATCCGAACTGATACAGCCAAATACTTTGGCATCTTGCACGGGATCGATCAGAACACTGGATTGGTAAACGAGCAACTGTATCCGTGTACGATTGACTACAACCTGACAGGTTACAAAGGTCGAAAGGTTCCAAAAGCATTCCCGGCTCCAGTTGGTGAGACTGGTAAAGAATGTGAACTGTTTGGTCAATTCCGATTCAAAGAACGACGTGACAAGTATTGCTTGATCGTTGGTGGTGAACTGGATCAACTCTCTGCCAGTCAGATGTTGTATGACTATCAGGAAGGCAAGCGTAAGCCCGGTGAAGAGGCGTTCGAACGTATCCCTGTAGTCAGCTCGACTATTGGTGAAAGCGGCGCCCACAAGCAGGTAGCGGCTCAGTACGCATGGTTTAATCGCTTTGAGCGTGTGATCATCTGCATGGACAACGATAAAGCTGGTATGGAAGCTGCGTTGAAGATTGCCAAGGCTCTGCCGAAGGGTAAAGCTTACGTGATGGACATGGGCCTGAAAGACCCAAACTGCTACATCTGGGACAACGAAGCACAGAAGCCCGTAAGCCGTTCTCGTGAATTCGTGAGTGCATTCTTCAAAGCACAACCTTACACGCCAACAGGCATTGTAGGCTCTGGTACTCTGATGACTGCAATCCGTCAAGCGGCAATCGTTCCTAAGATTCCATTGCCAGATTTTATGCACGAAGTTGAAGTGCTGATGGGTGGTGGTATTCCACTCGGGGTTATTGTAAACTTGGGTAGTGCCAGCGGTACTGGTAAATCGACAATCATTGACGAATGTGTGTATCACTGGATTTTCAACAGTCCACACAAGATCGGCGTAATCTCGCTGGAAAGCGACTGTGCTCAGTACGGTACGAAGATTCTGTCTCGCCATATGGGTATCAAGATTGATTTGATTCCAAGTGTAGAAGACAAAGTAGCGTTCCTGAATAGCCCAGAAGCACAGGAAGCCAGTGATGAATTGTTCTTCAACACAGATGGCTCGCACAGATGGCACTTGGTTGATGATCGTGATGGCTCGATTGAAGAGCTGAAAGAAATGATCATGAGCCTTATCATTCAGTGTGATTGCAAGGTGATTGTACTTGACCCACTTCAGGATATTCTGGACGGCATGAGCATCGATGAGCAAGCTGTATTCATGCGATTCATGAAAGGGACTGTGAAGTCTCACGGCGTAACCTTCATCAACGTCAACCACGTTCGTAAGAGCAGCGGTGGACAGAAGGCTAACTCTACTGGTGCTGACATCCACGAAGAAGACTTCCAAGGCTCTAGCGCCATCTTCAAGTCGGCTGCATGCAACCTGTTGTTCACACGGAACAAAGAAGCTGAGAACGAGATTGAACGAAACGTTACCAAGCTCAAGATGACCAAATGCCGTTGGACTGGTAACACAGCTCCAGTAGCAGGCCGTTACATCTATGTCAACCGTGAGCACAAGCTGTATGACTTGAACGATTACTTGGATCGCAACCCAGCCGTCAAGGCCGAGTACGAAGCTTTCCAAGCTGGCGATGACGAATAAGGCTTGACAATGAAGGAGGGCTTCTATAGACTCCTTCTATCAATTCAAAGGAGGAAATATGATTCCATTTCAAAAGAAGCCGTGGGCTAAAGCCGACGACTGGACATGGGACATCGAAGCGACCAACCTCTTGAACGAAGAAACGATTGATTATCAAGCGTCTCCGTACAAGCTGCTTCCGTCTTATAGCACACACTGTGTAGTATTTCAGAACCACGTGAGTGGTGAGATTGTTGCGTTCCATGATGGCGAGAAGTATGAGTTCGATGGTCGTGAGCATTCTGAAACGATTGAAGGCTGCGTATACACTCTCGCTGAAGGCTATGAGCCGGTGGACTATACCCATCGCCCAATGGCTGAGCTGAAAGGCTTCATTCAGAACACAACGTTCAATCGGCTGGTAGCACACAACCAAATCAGTTATGACTTGTTGGCAATGAAAGCCGTGTACGGTTTTGATTACAGCATTGGTGATGAAATCAAAGATGGCGGACTAACCACGTGGACAAAGGATAAGTGGGCTGGAAAGCCTCTATCGATCTTTGACACACTGGTTGTATCCAAGTGTCTGAACCCAGATCGATACGGTGGTCACTCGCTGGATAAACTGGCGGCTGGTGGTACATCTGAGAAATTCAAGTTCCGTAAAGAGGTTCATGTAAGCGAACGATTCAAACACTTCGCGGCTGACATGTTGTACTACTGTATCTTCGACGTAAAGGCGAACACAGAAGTATACAACATGCTGATTGAAACGTATGGCTTGGATAGCATGCACGAGTTTCAGAAGTGGGCTTCTGCATTGAAGCTGGAACACGCAGTAGCTGAGCTGATCACTCGACAGGAACACCGTGGCTTCTGGTTTGATATGAAGAAGGCCGAGGCTGCTCTGACGAAGCTGGACGCAATGATGGAAGAGCGACGGGTGAAAGTTGAACCGCTGCTGCCTCCACGACCTGCAACCAAGAAGTTCATGGGTGACTACACACCACCAAAGAATCAGTTCAAGAAGAATGGTGAACTGTCCTCGCATATGGAGAAATTCGTTGCGAAGTATGAAGGTGTTGTGGATGGTCGCACACTGTACATGTTTGGGCATAAGTACGACCTGCCTCTGGCTGAAGGTGTTCCACTTAAGACACATATGCCTGCTGAGATTGGGAACACAACCCACATCAAAAACTGGCTGGTGAGTTTGGGTTGGCATCCGAACGAATACAAAGAAAAAGATTTGACGGTTGATGACAAAAAGGTTAAGCTGGATGCCGAGAAGCTTCTAATCAAGATTAACCGCTACATCGATGAAACATTCGACAGTGCGTTTAAGAATCACCGATTAGAACATCTGGAAGGTTTGGGTGTTACGCCTAAGAGCAGCAAAGACTTTGTACGTCGTCAGATGCTGAAACGGGCTGAACGTCAAGGACTGAAAGTCTTGTCTAACCCAAGCTTCACTGTTGGGGCTGATAAGGAAATGTGCCCTGACTTGGAACGTATTACTGAGCAGTTCCCTTTCACAAAGGATATCGTTGAATACCTGACGTTCAAACATCGTCGCAACAGTATTCTTGGTGGTGGTCAAGACTGGGAAGACCCAGACGAAGAACCAGAAAAGGGTTACATGGCTGGTGTACGTCCTGATGGTCGTATCGCAACCCCAGCAGACACCTGTGGAGCCGCTACAAGCCGTTTTAAGCACCGTAAGGTGGCCAACGTACCTCGTGTTACCTCTCTGTTCGGGAAAGAGCTGAGAGAGCTGTTTGGAGTCGCCACAGGCTACTTCCAGATCGGGTATGACTTTGATAGCTTGGAAGCACGAGTAGAATCGGCATACTGCTACATGTATGATGCTGATGATAAAGCGTATTGCAAATCTCTGATGTTGGAGAAACCGTTCGACGTTCACACAATGATGGCGAAAGCTATCAGCAAGATCATTGGTACTGACTTTGGTCGGAGTCCAGCGAAGAACGTTAAGTACGGTTGTACATACGGGGCTCAAGCTGCTAAGGTAGCTAAGACGATTGGTAGCTCGATTGAAGTCGGCAACCAAGTGTTCGAAGCATTCTGGGATGCTGCATTCCCTCTCAAGATGTTGAAGGATGCACTACAGAAACAATGGGAAGCAAATGGTAAGAAGTTCATTTATGGTATTGACGGGAGACGCGTGCCTACGCGTTCGGCTCACGCAATCCTGAATAGCTTGTTCCAGAGTGGTGGTGTTATCTGTGCAAAACGGGCGATGGTATTGCATGATCGTAAGCTGAAAGCAGAAGGCTTATCTGTTGACTTCTTCTTGGATGACTGGAAGAGCAAAACATTCTGTCAGCAAATGATTGCGTATCACGACGAAGCACAACTAGAGGCATCGGCATCGCTGTTCAAGTTCAAGGCTTACACTTATGCATCGATTGGCTTCACTGCATTTGATGACAAGGACGCTCTGAAAGAAGCTGACAAGAAATTGAAGGCTGGTTGCCAAGAGTACAAAGACTTCAAGCTCGCTGAATCTGGTGAAGTTTGGTCTGATATCTCGCATAACGACCGTGGGTTCTACGTGGCCTACTGCCGAGCGGGTGTACTGGCAACAGACGCTGTGCGCGAAGCTGGACAATTCTACGCTGCACCTGAAGGGATTGATTCACCTGTAGCTCCCGTCCTGCTTGACTTGACGGCTGGTTACATCGTTGAACGCTCGTGGGCTGGTTGCCACTAATGGCGCAAATAGGGGCTTGACAAAGCCCCAAATCAAGGTACAATGAACACATACCAAACACAAATAGGAGGATTTATCGTGAGCGAATTTAAAGTAGGTGCTAAGTATAAAGTGACTGATGAGACTGGTCACTGCTTTGCAAAGGGTTCTGTTGTAGTTTTAGCAAATGCAACCCCAGAAAAGTATCCAGAAGGTGTCTCATATAACTTCACGGGTGTATCTCGTAACTACGGCTTCGAAGTTGGCCAGTTGCTTTACACGCATCAAGTTGAACCAGTGACTGTAACCAAAGCAACTGTAACCAGAGTATCTGGTGAAACTTCTGGCCCTAAGCCTCGCGTCACTTACCTCTACGTTGTTGAAGACGAAGATGGTGAAGCTGTATACCTGAAAACATTCGACCGTGATCATGCCCGAGAAGAAAAGGCGTATCAAGGCGGTAAGAAAGCTGGCGTGATCATCACTGCTTACGCTGCTGTAAAAGAGATTCGCTGAGTCTCAACCCCAATGAAGGGCGAGTGCCCTTCCATCGCCAATCATGGCACTTAAGATAGGAGAAATATAATGGCTGCTTTTCAACTGAACATCACTAACACCAATCAAACCGAAGGCAAAGAGCGTAAGGTAGTTGACTGGGATGCTCTGAACCAACACGTAGTAGAAGTTTCTGGCACTGCTAAGAAATCCCGCTCGATTCCGGGTGTTATCTCTGGCCTCTACGATTTGGGCAACCAAAAGCTTGAAGATGCCGAAAAGGCATTTACTGGTACTGCTGCTGATGAAGCTGCTGAGATTGAGAAATTCCCAGCTACCTACTTCAAAGACGGTATCGACCGTGAAACTGGTAAGCAAGCTCGACTGAAATGCTGGCCTCAGAAGCCAGTACAACAAATTGCATTCTCCATTGACTTCCCACAAGTCTTGGTAGATAAGGGTCAGTTCTTCGGTAACTCGAAGCCTCTGCCACTTCGCATGCTGTTGAACTACGAGTTCACTGTACCGGGCACCAAAGAAAAGATCGTTGCACGGCCGTACAACCTGCGTGACGCCAAGCATGATCTGGGTAATGGTAAAGCAGTATGGGCACTGGCCAAGAACAACGGCCTGCACAAACTGGCTGCTGCTGCTGAACTGTTGGATGACAACGGTTTGTTCAACAAAGAACGTGCTGCTGAGTTGATCGGTAAAGTTGTACAGTTCGAATTCCGTGTATGGATGAAGCCAGCCAAAACTGGTGACAAAACATTCTTCACTGAAGAAATCAAACTGGTAGGTATGGTTCCAGAAGGCGTTGCGATTCCTGAAGTTCCAGAGGGTCTGTTGCACTGTGTTAACCTGCACGGTGAGAACGATCCAGAAGCCGTGAAGCAAATGCGTGTCTCTGTGAAGAACACCATGAAGCGTGCCCTGAACTACGACACCAGCTCTCTGAAGCCAGTGTTTGAAGCTGAAGCTGCATCTTACGGTGGCGCCAAGGCTGATCCAGCCAAGGACGCTGTTAAGGCTGCTGTAGCGAAGGCTGAAGTGGTTCCTGTTGCCACCAACTTCGATGACGATATCCCGTTCTGATGTGTACTGAGGGGCTGAAAAGCCCCTCATTTAATAAGTATTGAAGAGAGGTAGATGATGATTAGTTTTGGCAATATCACAGCACATGGGGTTGTATATCAATTCCCTGAAAAACCTCCACAAGATTTGGTATGGACAGACCCAAAAGGTCACACAAACTACTGGTGTTCTGTTGTAGGTGATACTTCTGGTAGTAGTTCCAATCCACGCACTGAGAGTCGTCAGACACTTCCCGACTCTGGTGAACCTTATAACTGGGTGGCGGGTGATGGCTATCACTCCATGTTGGGTACGGTGAGAGTTGAACTAGCCCCAAGCTCCGGTAAGGTGATCGTTGGTCAGATTCATGCACACAAAGCCTCCAATCCATATCTGATGGTTACTTGGTGGAATGGTGTTGCACGGATTGATGTGCGGGCTACTCCTACAGGATCATCCGTCAAGGTGCTATCGGTGCCTTGCTCACTAGGTCAAGCGTTTGAATATGGCGTACAAGTAACCTCTGTTGGAGTAGAGACATTCCTACAGATGTTCCTCAATGACACATACCTTGCACTGCCTGTTGATGAATTGTGGAAGGAATTCCCATTCTACTTCAAAGCTGGTGCCTATGTGATCGACAATGCCGGACCTGAAACGGAAGGTGGTTGGGTTGTGTATGAGAAATTTGATGTGCTTAATGCTTGACAGCAAAGGGCACGCTCTGTAAGATGTGCCCACACCAACCAGACAGGAGATTCACATGAAAGAGCAAATCTTGAAACAGTTTGATTCGTTGATGAGCCACTTGAACTCGGAAGAGAACGAAATGGCTGAAGAGTTTCGTGCTGAGCTTGAGAAGACACTCACCACCAAGACTCTGTATTTAGTTGCTGGTGGTACTGATGGCTATACAAGCATCTACTACTACACCAACGAGCAAGATGCACTGGATGCGATTGAAGATGATCCAGAGAGCTTCGGCGGAATGGATAGTGGTCCTGAAGATATTCAAGTTCCAGTTTGGTTGTATAACGAATGATCTGGATATTCGGCTTGATCACAGGCTTGGCCTTCGACCTACCAACATGGTATTGGATCATGGGTTTCTTCATGGCACTACTAACAACACCAATTGAATAAGGAGAGAAACATGACTGAAGTACAACGAGTAACACTAACTGAACAAGAGCTGTTTGACCGTTTGGTTGAACTGCTGACCGAGCAACTGGTACGAGCTGAAGACATCAAACAGCTCAAGAAAGACGCGAAGTTCAACAAGAAAACCAATCCAAACGGCATTCCTGCCGCTGATCTGGCTCTTGTAGCAAAAGCTGCTGCACTCGAAGCACAGAACGTGTTTGAAGAGTTCGCTGCAAAGACTGCTGAAGTAACTGCGAAGTTCAAGGAACTAACCAGCTACGACAATTAATTTTAGAAAGACCATCTGGCCCCTTTTGGGGCCATTTTTGTTTATGGAGGCTAACATGACAGAAGAGGTAATCGGAATCTTGGATGCTGACAGTATTGCCTACAAGGCTGCTGCTGCCAACGAAGTGAAGAGTATCAAGAGTAGACACATCGAGAAGGGTGTGATCGAAGAATGGAAGAACCGCACTGAGTTCAAGAAGTATCTTGCAGGCACAGATCACACAGTTGATATGTATGAAATCACTGATCATGCTGAGCCCAAACACTTGAGCTATGCAAAGAGTACAGTGACATCAATGATTCAAACCGCACAGAATGATATGCGGGCAAATAGATTGGAGATTTACATTAGCGGGAAAGATAACTTCCGCGACTTCATCCTACTCCCTCAAGTGTATGTGCAAAACAATGCAACGCAGAGTACGATTGGTGGACGCTACAAGAGTAACCGTGACGGTACGGCTCGCCCAGTGCTGCTAGGAGCCCTTCGGCAGTGGATGATAGACGAGTTAGGAGCTATCGTGGTCGATGGTATGGAAGTGGACGATATGTCGTCTATACGCGCTTACGATGGCGCTAAGGCAGGACAGAAGATCGTCCAATACACATCTGATAAAGACGCTGGCCAATGTCATGGATGGTTGCACAATCCAGACAAAGATGATAAGCCACGCTTCATTACTGGTTTGGGAGAAATCTATCAAGATGAAAAAGGAAAAGTACGTGGCTCTGGTCGCATGTTCCTATACTACCAGATTCTGGCTGGAGACAAGGTTGACGGGTATCGCCCAGTTGACATCCTCGACATCAAGACACAGAAAGCTGGCGGTGGAAAAGTACAGTTTGGTGATGTCTCTGCCCTGAAAGTCCTGAAAGACTGTAAGACAGATAAAGAATGTTGGGAAGCTATTTACAACCAATACCTGACGTGGTATCCTGCACCTCTTCGCTATACAGCTTGCAACGATATCGATTACGATGCAGATGCTTTGAGCATTCTTCAAATGTATGTTGACTGTGCATTCATGAAGCGTTGGGTAGATGATCGAATCATTGTTAAGAATGTCTTGACTAAGTTGGGCATTCTATGAGAGACTTCGACTTCTGGTTTGATGAACTAGTGGAGCTGGCTTACGCTGAGAGCGGAAGTATTGGGAAGCTCGTTGATCGAGCCCCGTTCATGTATGAGGATTACTTCGAAGCGGGTATGACACCACAAGAAGCCCTGCTCGCGGAGTGGGGAGTATGAACCAGCCGTGGATTGAGTACCCTCATATTTGGAAGACTGAAGCGGCATTTCTGAGTTTCGTAAGGGGCGGCATTCGCCGTTCCCTTTGGAACAAGAGCCCGATTAAGTTGGAGTTTCTTAAGGCTAACCGTAAGCGTATCGCAAATCCTGTAGCTAAGAATGCTACAAGGTTCCCAGAAGTTTGGGGCGGTGAGTGTTATCAATGTAAGAAAGAGTTCGCACTAAAAGACATTGAGGTTGACCACCTCACAGGAGAATACTCGCTACGCAAGCTGGAAGACCTCCAGTCGTTTGTAGAGGGTATTGTGTGCGTGTCTGCAAAAGACCTTGGGCTAATTTGTAAGCCATGCCATAAAGCTAAGACATACGCTGAACGGAATGGAATGAGTCATGAAGATGCCCTGATTGAAAAACAGGCAATCTTGATCTGCAAATACCCTGTCAAAGAGGTCAGGAAGTTCATCAGTGAGAATGGTATCGCACCCGCATCGACTGCAAAAGGTCGAAGAGCACAAATCGTAGACATTTTAGGAAGGAGTAAACAATGAGCAATTGGAAACTAGAAGCACGTCAATACTGGGAAGATGGTATGAGTCAGCGTCAGATCGCAAAGCATCTTGACATTCCCCGCTCTACCGTGGGAGACTACATCCGCAAGCTTGGTAGCGTTCCTTACGACTCTGCCCCTGCTGTAGACGGACCAAAGATTCTGTTCATCGACATTGAAACCAAGCCAATTCTTGGTCATGTCTGGCGCCTGTGGGACCAGAACGTAGGTCTGAACCAGATCGTTGAAGACTGGAGCATCCTGAGCTTCTGTGCGAAATGGAAAGGAACTGAGGAAGTGATTTATCAGGACTTGGAAGGTCAAGACGACTTCGAAGATGATGCCGTGTTGCTCGATTCGTTGTGGCGTTTGCTGAATGAAGCTGATATTGTGGTTGGTCAGAACTCCCGTCGATTCGACGTGAAGAAAATCTTTGCACGGTTCATTCTGAATGGGCTGCCGAAGCCTTCTCACTTCCGTCAGATTGATACGATGGAGATTGCCAAGCGTCAGTTTGGATTTACATCCAACAAGCTGGAATATATGACAGATAAGCTCTGCACTGTGTACAAGAAGCAGACACACAAGCAGTTTCCGGGTCATTTGCTGTGGGCTGAATGCCTGAAAGGCAACCCAGAAGCATGGGCTGAAATGAAGGATTACAACATCTATGACGTATTGTCTCTGGAAGAGTTGTATGATATTCTTTCGAGCTGGGATGACAAGCTGCCTAACTTCGACGTTTACGTTGATGGCATTCTGGACATGGATGAGTGGGTTAAGGACGGATTCCATTACAGTAACTTCGGTAAGTACCAGCGGTATCGCAACATCACCACTGGCGTACAGCGACGTTCTCGTGTAAACGAGCTGAGCAAAGAGAAACGTAAGACATTGCTCTCGAATATCGTTTGACAATCAAGGGGTTAGCCAGTAAGCTAGCCCCATATTCACACAAAAGGAGAATCAAATTGGAAGCACTTCAATTTTGCTATTGGTTACAAGGTGCCCTTGAACTGGGCCAACAAGAAGCTCTGACTAAAGAGCAAGTCAAGATCGTTCAAGACCATTTGAACTTGGTTCTGCGGAAAGTTACTCCGCAATATAACGTACCAGCGATGCCGACTCTTCGCCCCAGCTTTGGCGTGCCGGGACAACCATTCCCAATCCATGATGCGGTGTGCTGATGACTACTGAAGCACTGGCGAGTGAAGTTGTGGATCAAGCAGCCTATGAGCGTCTACAAGAGTTTGTACTGACTGAATTCCCTGATGACCAACTCATGCAAGGGTATCTGTGTATGCGTGTTCTGTCCGCTCAGCTAGAGCGTCTGATGGGCATTCCATACGTGGAAGTAGAAATCGACATTGATACGGAGGATTGATAATGAACCTGACTGGTGAACAACTACGGGATTTGGCTGAAGGTACGGCAGTTCGTGTTTTATCTGATTGTCTCGGTAAATACAAACCGGGAGATATCATCTTTCGACAAAAAGATGGAGACGATTGCGAAGAGTCTTGCCGTTTTAAGAATGACAAAGGCACTCTCAACTTCATGCGTCCAGAAGAAGTGGAGCTGATTATTGGTGAACAACCCTCTGCTGTAGCTGCCTGTGGCACGATTGCACGCCCTGTTCTAGAAGAACGTAAGGTTGGAAAGATCGCAATCGAACTGTTCGATCATGGCTTCCCGAACGCTATCATGGCTGTTGGTGAAGTGATGACATGGGCTGCTGAGCATAAAGGCTACAAACCTCACGACTGGAAGAACCTTCCAAACGCAGAGATTTCCTTTGATGCTGCTGCCTCACGTCACCGGATCAAACGTCACATTCAAACGGGCAAAGGGCTAACCCCTGAGTTTCGTACAGATGAAGAGTCTGACCTGCTGCACCTTGCACACGAAGCGTTTAACGTGTTGGCTCAATTAGAACTGACAATCACAGGAGGCATCCGATGAACTACACTTCCGTTGCAGAAGTTGCAGAAGAAATGAACCGGCAGATTACGAAGTGGGGTGAACAGAATCATCCAGACTACTTCCTGCCTGATGTGTTCGAAGTGTCTGTTGAACATGATATTGAACTGACGACAGAGTTCGCCAAAGCCCTGTGCGATGAGCGGCTAGGAGCTACTGACTGTTCGTGGCAAGACATTCTGAATGAAGAATTGATGGAAGCTCGTGATGAGGCTATTGCTGGTAACACAGCAACTCTACGTGAAGAATTGATTCAGATTGCTGCTGTCGCCTGTTCATGGGTAAATGCAATTGATCGTCGAAATAAGGCTTGACTGAGATAGGGATGTGGAGTAGAATTACTCCCATCCACTCACATAAGGAGGTAATGTTGTGTCCATCCCATATGAATTAAAAACAGGAATCAAGGCAAAAATCATCGCCTACTCACAGACACCAAACGGACAATTGATCGTTACGTTTGAACTCGAATATCAGCGGTTCATCCACGGTGAACTGATGACCCATCGTCTTTTCAGTCGCAACGCTGCAAGCTCTCGGGCTATCCCTGTTGCAACAATTATTGACCAAGTAAGAAATGATCCAGCGATGCCAATTCATTGGGGCGCCAATCAAGCTGGTATGCAAGCGAAACAAGAGTTGGGCTTCTTCCGTAAGAAGGCAGCACAGAAACTCTGGAAGATCGCAGCTAAGGCCGCTTGTAACATCGCTGAAGCAATGACTCGCATTGGTTTGCATAAGCAAGTAGCTAACCGTATTCTGGAACCATTCCAGACCATGAAGACCGTAGTTACTGCAACTTGTTTCGAGAACTGGTTCTGGCTTCGTGATCATGCCGATGCACAACCAGAAATTCGAGCACTGGCTGTTGCAATGCTGGAACAACTCGACTCGCAAGACCCTGTGCAATTAACGGCTGATGATTGGCATATGCCTTACTTCGGTGAAGGCTACTGGCTGCTTAACTGTGGTATCCCTCTGGATCACGCTCTGGCTATTTCTAGCTCGTGCTGTGCCCAAGTGAGTTTCCGCAAGCTGGATGACACTCTGGAGAAAGCTCAGATGATTTATGATCGTTTGGTAGAGTCTGAACCAGTACATGCTTCGCCATTTGAACATCAGGCTAAGCCAATGGAAGCATACAAGTATCAACACGGATTTGCATACGACTTTGAAGTTAATGCACCGGGCTTCCCAGAAACATGGCAGGGCGGTATTACACATTCAGATAGAGACGGCAACTTATGGAGTGGTAACTTGAAAGGATTCATTCAACACAGACAACTCATTCCAAATAATGTAGCTCCAAGCCGTAAGGGGAAATAAATGAACAGAAATATCGCAGAAGGTAGTCGCGAAACAGATTATAACTTGAGCTTCCATGACCTGTTCCTTGTGGACGGATTCAAAGAAGCTTATGAAAGTCAGAACGTCAAGGTGTTTGAAGCAATCCTTAAGACCAATGGGATGGAAGTTGATCTTGGTTACGAGCTAGTTGCCAGTACACATCGAACAATCAACAACATTCTTTACACAGGTATTCGTGTACAAGGCTTTGAACGCACAGATGCAGATTGGATTGCTACGGGTTGTGCAAGTATTGATGCTCAGATTCGTTCTGTCAAAGATGCTGAAGTAAGAACACACCTACGTCGCATGAGCTACGTTGGAACACAAGATAAAATGATTGAAGACTAAGGAGTATTTCTTGACACACGAAGCCCAATACCTAGGAATTACCATTGACTATAGCCGTGACCGGACTATCCCCGAACAAGGCTTGGCAATGCTCACAGGTAAGGGCTTCTACAAACGTGAACACGAGAACAGTCCGCAGGAAACCATCGCTCGTATGGCGACCTGCTTCTCGTTCGGTGATTATGCATTTGCTCAGCGTATCTATGATTACGCTAGCAAGCAATGGTTTGTAGGAGCTTCCCCTGTACAATCTAACGCTGTAGACATTATCTGGCCTGAGTTTGGTGAAGACCAATTCCAAGAGGCTGGTGACTGGCTGGAAGCTAACGTGAAGCCCGATGGTCTGCCTATTAGCTGCTTCCTGTCTATGATTGCAGATAGCAAAGAAGGCTTGGTTATCGCAGATGCTGAAGCCAAAGTGCTGAGCATGATGGGCGGTGGTGTTGGCCTGTATGCCGGTCAACGTGCCCCAGATGAAAAGTCCACTGGTGTTATGGCACACAACAAATTGTATGATGCCATGTGTATTGCCTATCGACAGAGCCGCACCCGACGTGGTAGTATGGCCGTCTACTTGGATATGGCTCACCCCGAGATTCGTCCGTTCATGCAAATGCGTAACCCGAGTGGTGGTGTAGCAGATCAGAAGATGTTCAACCTGAATAACGGATTGAACATTCCAGATGCATTCATGCATGCTGTGATCCTTGGTGAGAAGTGGGAACTGGTTGATCCGAAGCATGGCCCCACTGGTCGCTTTGAAGACGCACGTGAGTTGTGGGATGAGCTGATGGATGTCCGCAAGGATACAGGTGAACCTTACATGTTGTTTATCAACACTGTAAACCGTAACCTACCAAAGCAAATCACTAATCCACGTTATCATGTAGTGCAATCTAACCTGTGTTCTGAGATTACACTGAGAACATCGGCTAAGCGAACTGCTGTATGTTGCCTGTCTTCGCCTAACGCTGACAAGTTCCCCGAGTGGAAAGATACAAACATGATTGCTGACCTTGTTCGATTCTTGGACAACGTGTTAGAGTTCTTCATTCGTCTGGCTCCGAAGAGTTTGCAACGTGCAATTCACTCGGCCAAGAAAGAACGTGCATTGGGCATTGGTCTGATGGGCTGGCACTCTTACCTGCAACGTCACAATATTGCATTCGAGTCCGGTGGTTTCAACAGTAACATTCAACACACGAACATGGTTCACTCGCACATGCGTCGTCAAGCTGTAGCAGAAAGCATCCGTCTGGGCTCTCTGAGAGGCGAGGCACCTGATTGCGAAGGCTCCGGCTACCGTAACAGCCACTTGTTCGCTATCGCCCCTAACGCGTCTTCTAGCTCGTTGGTGAACGTGTCTCCAAGTCGGGAGCCGTGGGCTGGTTTGTGCTTCAACGCTCAAGGCCGTGCTGGTAGTTACTTGATTAAGAACCCGCACTTTGAGAAGCTGTTGCAAGAGAAAGGACAGGACACACCAGAAGTCTGGAAGCAAGTGATGTTGGATGAAGGATGTCAGAACCTTGACTTCTTGTCTGAGCACGAGAAGATGGTCTACAAGACTCTTCGTGAAATCAACCCGATGTGGATTATCGAAGCTGCTGCAACTGCTCAGCCTCATATCTGCCAGAGTCAGAGCGTGAACATCTATGTTCGTCCTGATATCACACGTCAGGAAATGACAGACATTCACATGGCTGCATGGGCTAAAGGCTTGAAGAGCCTGTATTACTGCCGCTCTTCTGCTGCCACCAAGGTGTCTATCGGTGATGGCTCGACAGCCCCTTTGAATGCTGTCAAGATGAAGATTGAGTTCACAGAGAACACATGCCTTTCGTGTGAAGGCTAAATATGGCGAGCAGATGGGATAACAAATCCATGCTCGAACGTTTTGAAGAGAAGTTCGAACCAGTGACCGAAAGTGGTTGCTGGATTTGGACAGCCAGTGTACACGGGAGAGGTTACGGCCTCTTTCACACTGGACTTCAAAGGCGTAGGGGTAAGATGGAATACGCTCACAGAGTGAGCTACGAGCTATATCACGGAGTTGATCCTGCTGACGAAGAGGTCTGCCATAAGTGTGACGTTACCTCTTGTGTCAACCCTTCGCACTTATTCTTAGGAAGTCACCAAGATAATATGGATGACATGCGAGACAAGGATAGGTTCCTAAACTCTAAAGAGCGTATCGACACAGAAGGGCAAGAACAGGCAATCGCACTTCGGGCAAAAGGTTACAAGATGCGAGAGATTGGTGATATACTTGGTGTATCAGAAAGCCACGCCTCCCGATTGAGCAGAGGGCTTCGCAAACATTTCAATAAGGAGACACAATGAGTATTTTTGTAGAGAGCAAGGCATATCGTCCTTTTACATATCCGTGGGCTGCTGAAGCCTCCAAGCGTCAGAGTCAAGAGTTGTACTGGCACACTGGACAGATTCAAATGGTTGATGACGTTGCACAATACCACAGTGCCGATGGCCTGAAAACCAAGACTGTTTCGCATGATGTCAACAAGTACATCATCAAGACATTACTGTGTATGTTCACTGAGTTGGACCGAACTGTTGCAACTGGATACAGCAAGATTCTCCCTTTCGTAAAGAACAACGAGATTCGTAACGTCCTGATCGAACAGATGGCTAAAGAAGTGATGCATCAACGGGCTTACGCTCTTGCTGCTGAAGCCTTTGGTTTCTCTGATAGCGAGTGGACAGCGTTCCATGATTACAAGGAAATGCGGGACAAGATCGATGCAATGGAAGAGACTCTGTACGAGCCTCAAGACCGCGATGAGTTCAAGTTCTGTGTAGGCTTGGGTCAGATTCTGTTGGGTGAAGGTCAAGGTCTGTTCGCTGCATTCATGGTGTTGCTGAACTACAAGCGTCAAGGCATCATCATGGGCTTCAACGATGTTAACCAATGGTCGTTGACTGATGAACAGGAACACGTCCAGAACAACATCCGCATCTTGGCTGTAGCACGTCAAGACCTGACAGAAGTAGAGAACGAACGTCTGGATCGTATCCTGCGTGCCACAGCTCGCAAGTACAAAGAAGCTGAGCTGCACCTGTTGGACCTGATCTATACACACGGCGAGCCTGAAGACCTGACCAAAGAGGATGGCTATGAATACATGGAATTCCTTGAAGACTTACGTCTGAACGAGCTTGGCCTGAAAGGTTATGTACGTCCAAACCCTTTGGAATGGATGGATTGGATGCTGTCTGGTGCCCGTCACGACAACTTCTTTGAGAAGAAAGTGACTGACTACTCTCACACTGGCTTGCCGGGTGACGTGGATTACACAAGATATTTGCATTTAGTGGTTGACACAAAGCTGTAAACCTGTAGAATGGCCTCCATCGCTTAGCAGCCTTGGAGGCTTTTTCATGAATGGTGCAAAGAAGTTTCACAACCCGGATGGTCCGGCCTTCAACGCTGGTGAAATCTGGGAAGGCAGTAGTCGTTGCAAAGTAGAAATTATCCGTACTGAACGATACGGTGTTGACAAGTGGGATGTAGATGTGTTCTACTGGTGGCCAATGGATGAAAGACGTTCTGTTGAATGCAGAAAGAACGCTTGGTCGTTCCAAGTTAGATACCAACATCAAGCAGATAAGGAGATTTAATGGCTCGTTATGTACGTAAAGAATTCCTCTCACCATGTGCTGATGAAACTGGTAGCGTAGTCTGCCAAATCGAAACACCACTGCTGAAGGATATCAGTGAGCGGTATGTAGAACAAGGCACTGCGTGGATGCACGGACACATCAAGATCAATGACTGCTCGAAATACGTCCAACTTGATTTCGATTGCCATGATCAAAAGAGTTTCGAAAAGCGCATCGCAAAGCTTGACAAGCTGTTGAAAGAAGTTCAAGATATGCGGAATCAGTACGAAGCAATGTGGGAAAACAGTAAAAGGGAAGTTGCCCACAAAGGTCGTCAGCTTGCTCAAGAAGCAATTGACAAAAAGAATGCCGCCGATGAGCGTGCTCGTAATTACCGTGGGAGGGTGTAATGTTAAAGCCGATTACCAAAGAAGAAGTGCAAGCAGCATTTGCTAAACGTGAATTCCCAGACTTCGTGATCCAAGCATTCAACGAATGCATCTTCGAAGCCAAGCTCAAAGGAACCACCACTGTAAAACAAGATGCTGTAATGGCAAAGATTGTGGCTGCAAGTGGTGAAACTCGGGGCAAGGTTTACGAGAACCGTTGGCTCGACGTTGAAGACCACTACCGGGCTGCTGGTTGGACTGTTACTTACGAGAAGCCAGCTTACAATGAGTTTTTCGACGCTTACTTCACTTTCAAATAGGAGATTGACAATGTTGGTAGTACAATGTATCTTGTGGGTTGCGAACATGGCTTGTGCCTGCTCTAGCACCAACCGCATCTGGCCTGTCAATGCCTTCGCTGCATTGGTAATCACTATTGACATCGCAAATCAAGGACTGTAATGATCGTCTTTCTGATCGGATTTATCTTGACCATGCTAAACAGTAATGGTATTCTACTGGCTCCAACGAAGTACATCCCGTTGCACTGGATCGGTGTTATCGTGGGTTGCCTGTTGATGGCACAATCTGTAAACAAACTAACGTAAAGGAGAATCAAATGATCTACAATGAAGCTGATGCTGTACAACGTGTGGCAGAAAACTGCAATGCAATTCAAGCACTGTACGCTGAGATTCGTACTCTAGCTGACTACCATGATATCGAAGTGGAACTGCGTATTCCAACTGAAGATGGCCCGTGGCCCAATACAATCGATGCGGATTACAATGTAGAGCCGAGTTGGATGTCCAGCTCTGCCAACTGCTAAGGAGGAATGAAATGAAAGTTGAACAAGAGGGAAAAGGTTTTCAAAAGGTGACTCTGATTCTTGAGAGTCAGATTGAGCTGGATTGGCTGTACGCACTCAGCAACACTTCCTTGACTCAAGCAAGACAGCTTGCAGAAGGCTTGGGTATCACCCTTGTCAATGACAACTGCAAGGCTCAGATGGCACTGTATCACGCTCTGTCCGCACTCTACAAAGACTAATTCATAAAGGAGAACTACTATGTCTTACGATCGTAACGAAACTCGCACTACTCTGGAAACCGTTGTACTTGGTGGCGTTGAACTGCGTCAGGTTGAAGTGGCTTACAACTACAAACCGTACAATGCAGAAGTGCAACGCTGCACCTACAAGCGCATTGAATTCGACGGCGAAGACCTTGACGGTCTGAACAACGCTCGCATCATCCTTGAAACTATGGCTCAGATGGACGAGCTTACTCTGGGAGGCTACAACCTCGAACAACTGGTGGAGATTGTTGAAGAACAAGCCTCTGATATTGCTGAAGAACTGGAAATCCACTTCATCTATGACCGTGACGGTAGCGTTCGTGAGTACACTCCACGTTCTCTGTGGCAGCCATCTGGTGGTTGTGAATGGGAAGAGTCTGCATCCGAGTACGACTATGGTTGGGACTTGTAATCTCTTATAAGAATTAACCAAGAGCCCCGCTTCGGCGGGGTTTTTCTATGGGAGAGGGAAATGGATAAAATAAAGAAACAAATCGCTGTGAAGATAAGAGACTATGCTGCTCAAGTGAGCTTGACACAAGCAGACATTGCTGAGTTGACAAACACAACACAACCAAGAGTGTCAAGACTATTTAATTTGAAAGTAGAGAGATTCACACTTGACAGTTTGTTCAAGATGCTTCAGAATCTCGACATCGAAACAACACTAACATTCACTTAGGAGGAACCATGGAAAGCTTCAATCCAGAACTCAAGGTCGGTATGCAAGCAATGATAGTTGGTGTAGCAATGCCAGAGAACGCTGGGCACATCGGCAAGATGGTGACGATTGCAGCTTTGTGTGATATTGGTGAGTCCGTACAGGAGTGGTATGACGATAACTATAATGTACTGCCATTGAAGTATGCTATGGCTATTATCACGGGGATTGGGACTGGCCCGCACCATAAAGTAGGATACGCAACGATACAACAAAAGTATCTGATGCCCTTGCCTCCACTTGACGATGATGCTATCATCTTCGCCAATGAAAACGTAAAGGAGACTTCCAAATGCTGATCGTAGGCTCTCAAGCAATGGCCCATCACTTTCCAGAGGCTGGGATTGTCCCACGTGACACTGACATTATCGGTACGTTGGATGAGTTCCGTGAGTGGACTAAGGGTTTTGAGAAGGGTGAAATCATCCTCTGTAAGCCTCTGAGTGCTGATAAGATACACGTTCGTACTAAGGATGGGTGGAACTTCGAGTGGGAGATTGCGAAGGCTGGCAACTGTGCTCAGGAGCTTCTGGACTACTTCGACTTAGGACAAGACTTTGCCCCAACACACGTGCTGTTGGCATTGAAACTGAGCCATCGTTATAAAAGGAACAGTCCTCACTTCCTGAAGACTATACGTGACATTCAATTCCTGCGTAAGCAAGGGGTCACACTGGGCACTGAGTTGGAAGAGTGGCTGCCTAAGCGTGAAGCCGAGACATACACCTACAAGCATCCGAAACTGGACGTGAGTAAAGATGCGTTCTTTGATGGTGATGGTGTTCCGTACATCTATGATCATGACTCGATTCACTTGACTCAAGCTCTGACGTACAAAGAAACTGGCAACCACGCCAATACCCTGTGCCCTGAGATTGCACTGTACCCTGCCTACACATTCTATATGAAGGATGGAGCGGCTGTGATGACTTCGAAAGAGAAGTTCTTTGCTGTTGACGAGGTGATTCGTCTTCGCGGTGTGTATGAAGAGAGCTGTGTGCTTGCACTGGAGCGTTCTCAGATTCCATTCCCTGATGCTTCTCCACGTAAGAGCTTTGAATATGCACTGATGAAGGTGTGTACATCAATCACTAGCGGTTGGTTTCGTGAGTATGCTTGGGAGAATTACGATAAAGTGCTTGACATCTACGAGAAAGAAGGCGAAGATGGCTACCTCAAACGCTTCAACGCAAACAAACACTTACTGAAACCATATGAGGGTACTTACTGATGTTTCTTGATAAAGATATGATGGAAGTGAAGCTGGAAGTTGACGGCGCCACCTATTACTTCTCCAGCGTTGAGCAGTTGCAGCGTGGTCTGGAAGATGGTATGCGTGGCTTCAAGCTGATTCGTATGGCTAACTACATCGTACAAGATGGGAAGTTTATCAAGAATCGTAGTATTGGGCAGGAGTTCCCAAACATGGTTCTCGCGGCTGGCCGTGACAAGATTAATGAATTGTTTGACTTTATGGAAAATAACGGTTGACACCGTAACCGAATAGCTTCAGAATAGCCCCAACGAAACGAACAACAGGAGAAACACAGTGTCCGATTACCAATTTGATTTGAAGGTTGCTAACAAACTCCGCCGAAAGGCACAAGATGCCAAGACTCGTGGCATTGAGTTCAGCCTCACCTTTCAGTCAATGAAGAACCTGATGAAAGCCAAACGTTGCTATTACACAGGCATCGTGCTTACTGAGCCTGTTGGCTTACAAGATGGTGACACTGGACGTGGTGCTTCTGATCGTACAATTGATCGTATTGATGGCAGCAAGGGTTATGTACCCGGCAATGTCGTGGCTTGCTGCAACGCTGCCAACAACATCAAAGCTCAGCTCGAAGGAGCAGGCTTGTCAGGGCTGCGAGCAGGGCGAGCTATCTTCGACAAATCGATTAAACGTATTGAAGGAGCAAAGAAATGAGTGACCTTCGTGATGTGATTATCGAAGACCTAAAGCGTACCCTGTCAAAGCTTGAACGCACACTACGAGCTGCTGGTAGTATTGAGTTCCAGTGTTACCACAACGCAAGGGATCGACAACTGGCTGGAGAATTCCTGAAGATGGCTGATGAAGCTCAAGAATCTCTCAACTTTGCAATCGGATTGGAGTATGACTTATGATCGTATCGGAGCTGATCGAGTGGTTGCATTCAATGCCACAAAATGCTAAGGTGCAAACCTTGGAGCACACTGGAAGTGGTGGCTACTACCAACAAGGTGGGACATGCCGTATAGTTGACTTTACTGACAAGATTGACTACCAACAATGGAAGGATGAGGGTGATACAACACCACCAGCCTACATCTACGGTGAACACTTCGAACTCACCCTGATCGGTGAAGAACTCTTCTTACAATTTGGAGTAAAAGATAAATGAGCTACCTGTGCCCCGGATGTGATAAGCCAATGATCGATGGACAAGCGTTCAACGGTTTGTTAAAGTGCCACTGGGATTGTCAAGATGCTGTACGTGCCAAGATTGGTGATGCAGAAGCTGATGACATCATGCAGACCCATATCAACATAGCACTTCTTCAACAGGGTATTGGTCCTAGCCATCGTCTCTGGAAGACATTAGGAGGGACTACACTTTGACAACTGAGCAGAAGCTGGCCCACATTCGCTGGTACATCGATCAAGTGGGGAAGAGCAACAACAAAGAAACCCAGACATATTTCATCATCATGGCTCGTGGAGCCGCTGGTGCATGGTACGCTGATATGACTATCTCTCAAGATGATTTCAAGGGGATTGAAACGGAACTGAATGATCTAGTGGAGGAAACAATATGAGTGTAAACAAACAAGGGTGGGGTTATGTGGTATTGAGTGTGATTGGTGGTGTATTGATCGCTGGGGCATTCTTGCTAGCACTCCAGACACTAACTGTTAAGGCTGATCCTGTGAACACAATCACCACATCTGGTGGTATGGTTGTCAAGATGGGTAAGGTGCTGGCTGAGCTGCCACAAACCAACATCAACGTTGGCTCTGGTGCCAACCTAACTGTCCCGCTGGGCACTGAAGCCAAAGAAGTGGCTGACCTGCTGGCCCAAGCTGGCATCAAAGACACTGACCTTATCACAGGTAACTTGACAGTGTGCCTCGCATCTGTGGTAAGCTACAAGACTGAACTGAACGGGATTGTAGGCACGAAGATCGATAAGCAGTGTCGCAACTTTACACCGGGCATGATGGCTGCTACAATCAACACCTTCGCAGAAGACTACACCAAGCACGTAGTCTCTGAGTACAAAACCAAATACAACTTCATTAAATAAGGAGAACCCGATGTCTTTCAAGGTTAACGATCAAGTACGCATCCTGCCATTCGCTTACAACATCACAGATACTCGTGTTGGTATGAAAGCTGTTGTCACTCGTGTTGATGACCGCTCTGCCCTGCTCCCTGTACGTGTTGAATATCCAGACGGCAATTACAACTGGACTAACTACGAGAGCTTGTTCCTGATCGAAGCTGCACCAAACCAGAACGAAGCTGCTGGTAAGGATATCCTTGATCGCATGCAAGAGCTGAAGGCTTCCATCGTTGCACGTGACGCTGCTGTGCTGCTCGTAGAGCAGCAAACCGAAGCACTGGATGCACTGCTGGCCAGCTTTGGCCTGAAACGTAGTGAAGAGGTAGAGGGTGTCCTCGCCGAGCCGCTTAATGCCCTACAAAGCTTTAAGGCAGGCACTATCAAGATTGGTGATCGTTTCCGTTGCACATCGTCCGGTATTGACTTCTACACCGAGGGTAAGGAATACATTGTGGTTAATGTGGATTCCCGTGATAAGGGTAACCCTGTTGCCTTCCTTGACGATGATCGCGATGAAATGTACCCAGATGACGATGAACTCGAACACTTCATTAAAGTGGTTTAAGGAGAGGTAAATGCTGAACTATTCCCAACGTGACAACGACATCCTTGTACGCTTCAACCGTCGCCCACTAGGCACAATCGAACGCACTGGAAGACTCTGGGCATACATCCCGAGAGCCTGTGATAGAGCCATCCGTTGGGAGTTCCCTTCCTTAGAAGAAGTGAAAGCTTTTCTTACGGAGCCCTCTAGAATCACCTTGACACGTTACTAATACTACGGTAGAATGTAGACAGGGACAGGATAACTACCCACACAGGAGACACGGAAATGTCTGATGAAAATAAGATCGCAGTCTATGAAAAGCGTACCGTCAGGGAGTTGGAACTGGAATTAGCGATCTTCGTAAGGGATCGCCGTACATGTTCCGTCCCTCGCCGTATCCATTGGCTTGAGGAACACATTGAGTTCCTTGAAAGAATGATCACTGATAAGCGAACGCCTACTGAGTAGGAAACTAAGCCCGCACATGCGGGCTTTTCTTTTGCCCAAAATAAAGTGAAAAAGATATTGACGGCACCCCCATAACCTCTATACAATGAGCACATCAAGACATAAACCACCAAACAAAAGGAGAGAAACATGAGCTATTTAGACCGCGAAATCAAGCCATCGAACTGCACTCAGTTCCCAATCGGTGCCAAGGTGAAGATCACCCATTCTGGTCGATGCTACTCTGGCTATCGAGACATGGCAGAGTACATGAGACTGAACATCCAACTCCCTTCCAATCCATTCAGGAACGGAGACGTGGGTGTTGTAGTCGCCAAGGCTATGCATGAATACGAGAGTTCTGGTGAAGTGTTGGCAGTGAGATTGGACAACGGTAGTATTGGCCTGATGGCTGTGAGTGGTGTTGTTGAATACGAAGAACCCTTGAAAGCCATCGACATGAAGGATATGGTTGTTGGTCAAGTTGTACGATTGGTGGATGAAGGGCGTGATGGTCATAAGCATTGGCATTTTGTAGCTGGTGGTGAGTACACCGTCCGTAAAGATGAATACAACTGTACTGGCCCAGCATCGCCTAAGAGTGGTAATGTCCCATCGCGTAACTGGGCAGAGTGGAAATGGGTATTGGTGAGTGATGTTCCTGCTGAACCAGAGCCAACAGTGGAAGAACTGAAGGCTGAATTGGCAACAGTCAAGGCCAAACTCTGGGAAGCTGAATGGAAGCTGAACAAGATCAGTGAAGTTGCAAAGGACGGTATCCTCTAATATGAAACGATACATCCTGTGGTTCTCGTGTAGCATCTGGAGAGTGGCTACGTTGTACGTTCTCTCCTTACTGATATGCTCGTTAGCCTTCAGCTACATCGAGGCTAGGACGCTCTCTGAGAGCTTCTACTGGGCATGTGTGACATCACTCACGATAGGGTATGGAGACATCGCACCGATAACACAGGGTGGTCGTATCTTGGCTACATGCTTCGCTCACTTCTGGGTGTTTGGCATTGCACCACTGGTCGTCACCAACATGTTGTCTATTGTCACTGAAGATCGCAACGCATTCACTGATGAAGAGCAGGTTGAAATGATGGCGTTACTTCGGTACATCCACAGCAAGACGTGAAAGATTAAGCCCCGCCCCTTACTTCTGGGGGTGGGGCTTATTTGTATGGATTATTTATGCCACCCCCAAGATTTCGCTGGAAGATTTGGCAGGCACCCTATAATCCTAAAATGCTTTGAAGAAAAGCTGGACACGCTTCATAAGAGTGAGCTACAATCATCCCACTAACCAATCAAAGGAGAGATACATGAACTACAGAATGAAGTGCAACCACTGCGGTCATGTCTTTGTAACGCACTACAAGGGCGCTAGCTGCCCTAAACACTTCGGACATAGCAGCACATCAACCTTCATCGAAGATGTCTTAGAGACGGCTGTGGACGCTGCTACAGCCTATTTCGCTGTTGATCTGGCGATGGATGTGATTGGCGGTGTTGGCGATATGATCGGCGGACTGTTTGACTGAGGTCCGGGTCGATTTTCACAGGGAGTGAGGACTGGACAGAAATTTACAGAAAATTGGGAACTGGACAGTTTTTTACAGGGACTCCTGTACAGGGAGAATACCCGGTTCCCTTGGGGAAGTGGCGTGCCACAACATAATCGTTGATTAGCTAGCTATCTATTTGAATAGCACCCTATCGATTATAGTTAGCAAGCTACCTATTTTCTGAGAAATCTCATTTTTCAGTTGACAAACCACACAGGCACAATCAAGCCTCGCTCAGTTGGCGCTGGGGCAAGTGATCCCCTTGACGACTGATCAAAGGTTTTAAAGTGAAGCCAGATTACCACCCTGATTATTCAATGCAAGCACTTTGTTGGCAACCCGACGAACGGTAAATCTCAGGCTCTCCCGGTGATTGTCTCCGGTGGTCGCACTCCGTGCTCCGTTGCCCGCTGTCTATGATTCTACGCCTTTGAACAACGAATGCAACCCCTTGACAAAAATAAATTATCCTGTATCACGCACACGCCCGGTTCATCTAGTAGACAGCCTTTCGGCTTCTGTAATAGCACAAAGTATTTTCGTCATTAGATCAAAAAGGTGTTGACTCAATACCGGATAGTGATAAGATGGCGCCACACAAACAGAACGCCACTAACGGCAAGGAAAGAGAAACGTAATGACTACTCCCGCTCAAGATCAAGGCATCATTGAAGGCGTTACCCAACTTCGTTACATTGGTGATTCTTCCCGTTATAAAAGCTTTACTTGGATTCTTAGCACAGATGATGGCAGCAATTGCCCATACTTCAGAACTGTAGGCGATGAACATTCAATGTGTGAGTGGCTTAAAAACTTTGAAGTTATCCAGACGCCTGTAGAAGTGGCACAATTCCCAGATACGCCAGCCGGTCGAATGGGCATTAAAGTTGGCGATGTTGTCCGTATGACAGAACGTGAAACTAAGAATTTCTGTGAAGGTGTTTTGATTCGTCTGGTTAAAGATGATGATTCACGTGCCCCATACTTCGAACGTATTGACAACGGGATGAAACGTTATGTCGATCTAGATCATGTTGAACTAATGGAAGCTGTACCAGCTACAGCTCCTGCAATTGTTCGTGATCTTAGCCATGTGATACAGGTTGATATCCACGCCATAGCTGCATCACTTCGCTCGCCAATCCAGCAAGCGGCACTAGATACATTCAATACAATGCGTACACGTGCAATCGCTTGCCGTGCTAATGACGGTATGACTGTAGACGACAACCTGTTTTACACTGGATATGGCATCTGTGATAATATCCATCGCTGTACGCCGAACGGTGTAAACAGTGATACAATGGCGCTGATTAAAGATAACATCATCCGCCAAGTCCCAAGCTATAGCGGGAACTATCACTACCCTGTCAATCATCCTGACGAGGTTGGCAAAGAAGCAGCGGAAAGTGCGTGGAATCGATTTAATAATAAGTGGAAAGGCACCTATGGTGCTAATCGCTTGCAACAACTTGAAGAACTGATTCACCATATTGAACACAAGTGGGATGAAAGTTTGGCTAAAGAAATGACGCCAGCACAGCGGGTTGGGTTGATTGTAGACGTTACTGTGGTTCAATATAAGGACGGCTCTCTGTGGAAGTTCACACGAGACGACAGATCATCAGACCCATACTTCACATCGATGGCTACAGGTAATCAGACTTCACTTGACTTACGTTATATTGAAGTGTTACCGATGGATATGGAAGAAACTAATTCTCTATCTGTTGCTGAGTTCTTGCAACGGATTGAGGAAACTGTTAAGACCAAGGCTGACTTAGAGGCTCAAGTTAAAGCGCTGCAATTACAGATTGCAGAAGCGGCTAGCCGTGTGGTAATGCTGGATTACAACTTGGCAACAACGCACAAAGTTAAACGAATCGTTTAAAAGGGTTTTAAAAGTGTTGACAGGGTAGGCCGCTAACCTTAGAATAGCGGCACACTAACAAAGGGGATTAGAAATGCTTCAAGTAGTAAAGACTGATGCTGTGTCGAAGGCTGTAGCCACCTTGATTAAGTCCAATGGCTCTAAGTGGTTTGGTGTTACCTTCATTAAGAAAGATGGCACAGAACGCAAGCTGACTGGCCATATTCGCAAGGTAGAAGGTCATGATGGCGGCAACACTACAAAGCATATTGAAAAGTATCTAACAGTAGTGCTAGCACAGAAAGATAAGAACGGTAAAGAACAGTTTCGGAATGTCAATATGGAAACTATTCAAAGTGTCCGCATGGGTGGTCGTGAAATTAGTTTCAAATAAAGCTTTACAGGTTAGTCCATTCCTTTATAATGGGCACATAATTTAGATCATTAGGAGAAACAAACTTGAGCCGTCCAGTAAAAGCAAATGAATTCGCAACTGCTTATGAATATGAGCAAGCAAAGAAAGAAGCACGCAAAGCAGCACAAGGCAAGCGTTCCAGTCCTAACGGGCGTCGCTCTTACAGCATGAAAGGGAGTGATGAGTAATGCAAGTTTTCGGATTCCCAAACGTAAACTTTGCAAGTGCCGTTGCTGTAATGCATGCCGAACGTGGAACGCATTGTAAGCTGTTTAAAGAACGTGGCGTGTGGTACGTGGCTATTTAATGGCTGGATTGCGTGTTACAGTTGTAAAGCCTGTTAAACCGCTTCGATACAGACTTTCACCAGTAGAAGAAAAGCTAGACAACCTTGATAAGTTAGAAAAGGAATTCGAGGCAACTGTTAAAGCTGGTAAGGTGCCAGAAGAGCAAGAAATTGAAAGCCGTTTGTATATCAAAGTACAGCGGGAAAAACTTCAAGCTCAAAAGGATAAAGCTTTAGGCATTGTCCAGACAGTTGAAAAAGAGTTGATTGATAGGACTAGTGATAAGCTCCCCTCACAGTGGGAGCAATACCTAACTCACATTGACCCTCAAAAAGCTTTCAAGTGTTGTCTTTGTATCGCTGTAATGGTTTGGTTTTACTGCAAAAATAGCTGAATTCATGGTTGACACTACTAGCAAACGCTGTAGAATACGCCACACAAGAAGCAAACAAGCTTCAAACTAGCATGATAAGGATACGCTGTTAATGTTTTTCGTTCTCAATCCAGTAAGCGGCAACACTAAAACCGGCCCAATGCCTGTTAGCACTTCGAATAGCTCGACATGCCCCGATGCTTGCCCTATCAAGGCTAAAGGCTGCTACGCAAAGTATGGCCCTGTCGGTATGCATTGGCGTAAACTGGATAATGGCGAAAGCAAGAACGCTGTAGAGTGGCCTCAGTTTATCCGTCAAGTTAAAGCCCTTTCGAACAACACACTTTGGCGTCACAATCAAGCCGGTGATTTAAACGGTGATGCTGTAATGATTGACGGGCCTAAGTTGCGTGATTTGATTGTCGCCAATGGTCGTAAACGTGGCTTTACATATACGCATTATGACGTGCTGTCTGATACATTCGAAAGCCGACAAAACGCTTTGTTAATTCAAGATGCAAACGTTAAAGGCTTCACAATTAATGTTAGTGGCAATGACGTTAATCATGCTGATAAGTTGAAAGCTTTAAATGTTGCTCCAGTTGTTGTAATTATGCCGCGTGATGCTGAGAAAGTTAGCACTACGCCAGCCGGTAACAAAGTTATAATTTGCCCCGCTGAAAACACTGATAAGGTTAATTGCCTTAAGTGTGGCCTTTGTCAAGATGCAAAACGAGATTACATTATTGGCTTTCGCGCTCATGGTACAGCCGCAAAGACTGTCGAATTGATTGCACGGGCTAATAGAACATGAATAAAACGGTTATGCATGCGCTTAACCGTTGCACCACTACCGGCCTTGAAACACTGGTAAGGGATGCAACAACGCCAGACGGTAAGCATATCAAGCTGTTCAAGGATCATAAAGGCTGGCATAGAATCGTAGCCTTTAAGTCAGAAGCGCACAGCGTAGGCTGTAGCGGCGTGATAGTCCAACCGTGTGGCGAGATATACTATAAAGAAACTTGCCCCGATATGCGCTCTAACGGCCTTACAAGACAGTTACAGGCAATGCTAACAGTATGGGGAGTTAAATGGTTCCCGTCTCAATTTCAAACTAAAGGCGGGGCTGCCTGCTATAAATAAGGGTAATAAAGTGTTCTGGAAAGTATATAAAAAAGGAGTACACAATCCTATTGACAAGGTGTTCTACCCTGCTACAATGGACGCTCAAGGTGTGATGAACTGTATAGAGGATGATTATGATTTTCCTGTTACAATCACCCTTGACGAATGTGACTAATTGACCTAGAATCATCATGTCACAACCCAATTGTTAACCTACAGTGAGTACAGGCAAATGGCTACCATCATCATCAAAGGCGCCAGTATCGACAAAAAGCGGGAAATTCTGGACACCAATAAAGGCCAGATGTTTTCTGTGACATGGGTTAAAAAGGACGGCACTACCACAAGCCGAGTGTTAAAGCAATGGATGAATAAAGCTTTGGCCAGCGGTACGAATCAGGTTGTTCAAGCCAACCCAGCGGCACACAACCCTGACAACTATACCGCCGCTGATCCAGACAAGATCGCAAAGGGTAATCCCTACCCTTGGGTAAACGTCACCCTGTCGAAAATGACTCGTGTGAAGGTAGGAGGTGACGAGTATATTTTTGAAGACGATAAAGAGGGTTAACGTAGTCCTAGGAGGCGTTGATTTGATTGAAAAAATCTGTTGACGCCTTTCCTAGATGCTGTATCATCCACGCACCGGGATGGAATAAGCCACAAAGGCAGCCACCGGCTAACATAGGAGTAAAAAAGGAAATCATGGGAAGTCTGAATCGGGTATTGATTGCATTGGGGAATGTAAAGGCTTTCCGTAGTTATAACGTAACATCAGGGATGGTCGAAGTATCAGATGCCGAGTTTGTCAAGCATCTTGATAGCACCTATGGGGATGCAATTATCTGTAACGTGGGGTTCGCTCCCGGTGCGGTATTGCAGCAAGTGTCACCGCTTCTGTTTCAAAGCAACAAAGAAGAGTACAAAGAAGAGCTGCAAATGTGCTTGCAGTCTCAGCTTTCGCAAGGTAATGACGTAGATATAGATTTTCACGCTTGACGTAACCCCTTGATGTTAAAGCCCCTTCGGGGGCTTTTTCTTTTCTTGAAAATAAATTGAAAATTTCCTTGACATGGTGAACCAGCCTGCTAATCTCCTAATCAAGCAAGGGGAATACACAACACCCCAGCTTGAAAGATGTTCCACGTGGAACATCGTAACCTCTAGGAGAAACATCATCATGTTTATGCATAATGAATCGCTTCCTACTCCGCTCGCTTCGATTGACTCGCTGTTGAAAGAAGCTGATTCTCAAGTCAGACCTGAAAAGGTGTTCATTGGTCACAATCTGGGGCATCGCACCTTTATCGCCCTGATCCCAATGAAAGACTTCTACGCCATGAGCAAGGTGGCAAACGAGCGCCAGCCTGATGGCTCGCCAGCCACACAACGCCCACTCAATGAGGCGCACGCTACCGGGTTGGCAAAATACATCCTTCGCGGCATGATTGCAGCGGCTATCGAATACCGCCGCAACTTCAATAAGCCAGAGTCGCTGGCATTGCATGAGCTTCAAAGGGTTATGGGGCCACAAACCTACATGAGTTTGCAGCCTATCGTTTGCAACCTTCGCACCGTTGCCCCCGGTGGCGCTGGCATCGAAGGAAAGCGGATGGAAGCCGACGGTGAGACGGCGTGCTTTAAAGTGTTCCTTGGTCAGCGTGACATGCTGTATGTGATCGATGGTCAGCACCGTCGTTATGCGATGGATTTGGTTTTCGAATTCCTGACTGAAATCAGGCTCAATCGGAAATATCCACGCAAGCCAAAGCTGTTCGAAGGCAACTTCAAGGAACCAATCCCTACTGAAGTGCTGGCGGCATGGGACGAATGCGACGAAGTTGCACGGGGCTTTAGCAAGATCGCTGTAGAGATTCACCTAGGGCTTGGCGTTCGGGAAGAACAGCAATTGTTCCACGACCTGAACAACCTTGCTAAAAAGGTGGAGCGTTCGCTGGCTCTGAAGTTTGACAGCGCCAACCCTGTTAACCAGTTCATCCAGAACGAACTACTGCCTCACATTCTGGACTGGGACGATGTAACAGACGGTGACCAGTCCAACTGGAACAAGGACACAGGCCGCTGGACATTCCGCGACCTTGCAGCGACTAACGCTATCCTGTTCCTGAACAAAACGAGCATTGCCAGTGCCACGCCAGCCGATGTAGAAGAAAAATATGCTACAGCTTGCAGAGCATGGGGCGCCATCGCTAACGTTCCGGGCTTTGGTAAGCCGGGGGCAAAAGCTTACACGGTGCTGGCACAGCCTGTAGTCGTCAAAGCTGTCGCTAAACTGGTATACGATCTGGGGTTTGGTCGTCGTCGTGACGCTACAGCCGGTGAAGACCTTGAAAGGCTTCTGCAAGGCTTGTCACAAGTCAACTTCAGCCACACTAACCCTGTATGGCGGTTTTATGAACTGACTGAACAGGACCGCATCAAGCAAAAGCTTAACGGCTTGCGTGACTATCTGCCTGACGGCGGTGACACTAACCGGAACATTGGGACGTTCGATAGCCAGAACAAATGGATGAAGTTTGGCACCCGCCATAACGACATTTACCCAATCATCGGTGACATGATTCGCTGGATGTTGAAACTCCCAAGCCGTACCGCTGAAAAGCCCGACGCGGCCTAACAGCAAACCCCTTGCCCCGCCTAACAGCGGGGCTTTTCTTCCCTCTAGGGAGATTGGCAGACATGACACCTGTAGAAAGAATCATCATAACCGTATTGACATTTATGTTCGTTGTGTGGTTGGTATCGCTGTCGGTGCTGTTTTCAATTTCTCGTTAAAAAGAGTGTTGACAAGGATGTTCAACCCTGTAGAATGACCAACATCAGAAGCGAACAAGCTTCTACACTGAAAAGGAATCGCATCATGGCTAAGCAAATCAACCCAATCGAAACTGCTATCACTGAATACCTGAAAGCTCAAGGCATCAAGTATAGTGTGGTGCCTCTGGGAGCTGCGAAGCTTGATGGCTGGGAGTGTGATCGCTGGTCTGTGTGGTTTGAACGTGAAGGCAAAAATATCTTAGAAACAACCTATCACACTGGCATCGGACACCGTGAAAGTAAAGTGCCAATGCCTGCCGATATCAAACGCCTTGCACCTAACATCATGGCACGCGTTGACTGGGAACGTATGTGGGTTAAGCCTGTCGCCCCGCACGCCGCTGGCGTTCTTAGCAGCTTGCTTCTGGATTCCAGTTCTGCCGAACAAAATTTCCATGATTGGTGTGATGAATTGGGTTACGATAAAGACAGCATCAAGGCTCAAGGTATTTACAACGCCTGCTGTGAAACCTTGACAAAAATGCGTTCGTTCTTCACTGGCACCGAACGTCAAGCCATGCAAGAAATCTTGCAGGACTATTAATCTAGGGCTTGCATTGCCCATTCAATTCGGTAGAATGGGCCACACACAAACAAAGGATACGCATCATGACACCTTCAGACCTGAAATATCACGTACAGCAAGCCAACGGCGACAGCCACTATTTTGACCGTTCGTCCATGCGGTTTTTCGGTGATACGATGGCAAACTACGGCTGCCGGTCTGCTGAAGTGACAACCAACTATGACGCCAATGGCGAGTATGTCGGTGAAGGTGGCGTAGCTGTCGAAGTGTGGGAGCTGTACCGCAAACGAGCTGTTAAGCATGGCTTGAAGGATTCTGTGTATTTTGCAAAGGATGATTACCGCCGGGTTTATCCTGCAAAATAAAAGCTTGCAAGGGCTGTTCACTCTGATAGAATAGCCCTACACAAACCGAAACAGGATGTAGCATCATGGCAAAGTATCAGTCTGAAATCATGACAGTCATTAACAATAAGACTGAAAAGCAGACGCACTTCATTCGCATTTGTGACGTATGGCGTCGCTGTACAGCCGCTGACAATCGCAAACGCTTTTCAGAAGCTACAGGCTACAGTTCTCTAATGACAACCAATGACGGTAAGTTTACCCGTCATTATACAACCCTGACGTTTGACTTTGAGGTGTGACATGAACACAAATCAGCACGTGGCCACTTTCACCCGGTTGACAGACGGTGACGAATCGTATGGGCCGGACAAGTCCGCCAAGATTTACAAAATCACCACGCCAGACGGTAGTGTCAGCTTTGCCATTAGCTTGTTCGAGGGCGATGTTTTGCAAAGCTGTCAAGGTGATTATGTCTCTTATGGTTGGGCAATGCGGCCTGTTATCGAATGGCTGGACAACGGTGATTTTTATCTGTAGATTTTTACTAATACCGCTTGCCAATGGTTGGCGGTATTGATAAGATGCCTACACACCAACGAACAAAGGGCTCACAAAATGAAAACTTCAGGACTAACTCGCGTTATCATCCGTGACGCAAACGGTAATGTGCAGGGTAACCCGAAGGGCTACAAAGACCACACACAAGCTCAAAAACAGATTGACAACCGTTTGAATAAGTTGTTAAATGATATCGCTGACAAGAAATACCCTAACCGGATTCACGGCGTAGTAATCGCCACTTGCAAATGGGAGCTTGTATAATGTTGATCTTCAATTATGAAACCAAAAAGGCCATGAAAGAGTGCATTGGCCAGCCTTTGAAATTCACTGAAACATCCATGTTTGGCCCTGAATACAAGCCAGACGGCAAGCTGTGCGGCTGCAATCGCCCACACTTGACAGGCTACAAACGTGAGTTTTTCGCCAACGTAACAATGGTTGACGGTAAGATAGCAAAAGTGGAATAGATTTATATTCAAGGGCTTGCAATTGAGCGAGCCCTTCGATATGATGCCTGTTCACAATCAACGCTCTAGGACGTTCGCCATGATCACCATTACTAGTCTGACCCATCCTGTAATGATTGCAAAGATTCGTCACGGCCTTCGCTGTGCTGCCTTGGGTAATGGTCATTTGCTTGGCGGGCATGATAACCGTGTGTATATCCAGAATCGCAAGGGCCACAACATCATGCGAATCGACTACAAAGGCAATGGCCAGTTTGTGGCGTATGGTGGGGCAGACTGGGGCTTAACTGAAGTGACTGAGGTTGTCAAGGCTGCATTGCGTCGTGCTACAGTTCGCACAATCCTCAATCGTAAAATAGTTTGAAAATAGTTGTTGACGTGTGTTGTGGCTTCTGTAGAATGGCAGACATAGGGAAGCAAGACAGCTTCCCAGCCAACCAAAGGTAGAACATCATGAGCGAAGTTAAAACCATCAAAGTCAACGCCATCGCCTCCACTCTGGCCAATGACTACTTCGACGCCACTGGCTACAGCATTGTCGGCACGGTGGTTAGTGAGGCTTGCACTGGTTACGCTGGTAACGTGGTCCATGTTGGTGAATCCAGTGGTAGTGAAATGCGGATGGAAAACGACGCTGCATATTACATGAGCCGTAAGAACGGCTACAGCAAGCAAGACCTGTACCTTCAGTTGCACGGCGTGCATGGTGTGATGGAAACCTTCAAAATCATTAAATAAAGGTGTTGCACTGGGGTTGTGAAGTCGATACAATGGCTTCACACCCACACAATGAGGCACAGCATCATGACCAAGACCAAATCCTACTACAGCCTTCTGATCCTTCAAGATGGCAAGTGGTGCATCCATTTTGGTGATTACGACCGTCAAGTGGTAGAAGACGAAAAGCAGGATTTTCAAGAATCCTATGGTGCGGCCTGCAAGATGAAAATCATTAGCACAGGCGATAGTCAGGCGGATATTGACGCTAAAGTGGCTGAATTGAACAACAAATAAAAGCTTGTATAGTGGAGCATTGCTTTGATAGAATGCTCCCACACCAAACGTAGGAGCTTGCAGCATGAAAAAGATTCAAACCTTCACTAACGCCAATCTTGAATCCGTCAAAGTGGCGAACATCTTTCAAACAACGGCACAGCCGGGTATGGAAGCAATCCACGTGCCATCTTATGAGGTGTCGACTACATCCGGTGGGGTTGATGTTGGTTGGAAGTTTGAAAGCTTTGCACAGCTTGAAGATGCACAGCAATTCGCTTTGCAGTTCATCATGCCCAAGGGAATGCTTTGCAAGATTGTGTCTTGAGGAATAAATCAAATGCCTATCGTAGACAGAACAGACGTGGGAAGCGGGGATTGTGTGCTGGTAACAGGCTCTATTGGCCCTCAGTTTGAGCCTAAACTGTTTGCCGCAAAAGATGCAGCAATGGCTTATGCTAAAGAGATAATGAAGTATGGGAAGGCTCACAAGGTGTGGCCAGAATTCTCCCCTTGCTTAGAAAATCGTTGGAAATCGGACATGATCCGTATGAAAATAATTTCATAATCCCGCTTGCAATGTCTTTTCCATAGGTCTAGAATGTATTTCAAGGGGCAAGGCAATCAAGCCAGCCCCACTCTAGATAGGGTAGCATCATGAAACTGGAAAACACTGTAAGCGTCTACGGCCACACCTTCAGCTTGAATGTATCTGTAAAGAGTGGCATGGATTGGACAGGCGAAAAGCCAGCCTACACTCACTTTTGCCTGATTCAATTGGGCGACGACAAAGCACAAGCCGAAGGCAAAGCTGCTGTGATTAAGTCTCTTATGGCCGCTGGCGGTGTCTACAAATTCACCTTGCAGGCAACGCCTAAAGTGGCATCCTACAGTGAAGAATTGTAAATAAAGCTTGCTCTAGTGTGTGGTGGCTGATAAGATGCTGTCACACACAAAGGAGAACACCATGCTAACCATCACCGAAACTTGTATCATCGTGGGCTTTTGCAGTGCTGCTGTTATCGCTCAATACCTCTTTACACTCTACAGGAAGTAAAATCATGTTCGCTCTAATCTTGTCTCTGTGCATCAATGCAGCACATTGTAATGATTACATCATAGATAGCAGTCCATCAGAAGCTGACTGTCACTCAATGCTTGTAAAGCGTTCTGATAGCTTTGCAGTGGCTTGGGGCGATGAATACGCCAACCGTGAGCTAACCAAATGGCTCAAGCCCTACAACATCATAGAACCCATTGAACGCGTTACAGACTATGATTTTACATGCCCATTCATTCCTGAGACTGATATCCCATGAATGAACAACATTTCACCAACAAAACAGCCGCAACACTCTTTAGAGACGAAATGCGTCTAGCTGGATTTAATGCGTATTCCATACGCCTAACACATAACTCTTTTCTAGTCAGATTCTGGAAAGCGTAAGCTTTCAGTAGTTCAATATTCAAACCTACGGTTTAAGAGTTAGCACAGAAGAAAAGAGCAAAAGACTTTCTTAGAAAGGGGTTTTTTCATTAATGAAAACCCCTGTAAAACCTCTTTAAAAGGTCTTCTAACCTAGCCTTACGGCTAGCGGCTACCCTACTCAGTCCTACGGACTAAAACGCCTCCTATGGCCTTGCAGGCCGTATAGAATAAGGCTTTGCATGATATCCCATCATACCTACGGTATAAGCTGAAATACCCTCAAAACATGATAAACCCCTTTCCCCAGCGTGGCCTACAGGGTAGGGCTAAGCGAGCGACATTTTCTCTCTCGTTTTCTCATATGCGAAGCATTCCTAATACCCCTATCGTGTGCATAGGATGCATGTCTGTGTGTGCATGTCAACAATAATCAATGTAATACTAACGTAGCTGTCGCTACAACATAAGAGCATGATACATGCCGTAGCGTGTTGCTCACACGTTCCTCTATATATCATGCGACCGTATATCCCCAAATGCATATGCACTGTGAGATATAACGCTCTAGTACAAGGGTTACAGACAGATTCGAGTGTGTTTTCGTTCCACGTGGAACATATCCCACTGACAAAATGATACAGATATGCGACATGTATTCTATGTGCGGGGTCTATGCTTGTGTGTATGGTGTGAGCGAAAGAGGCATTCTTTTATGCAAGGTTGATGCCAGCTTATTTCTCAAAAGCTCGGCTTCCTATCTCGGCCCTCCGCTTCTTGCTAAGCACCTATGAGGACGGGCTGATTTTCTGACAGACGTGAAAAAGCCTCCGACGAAGGAGGCTATTATTTTTGACGGGATTTGGTTATTGCGTACAGGAAGAGTAGACTTCTGAAATTTCGGCGGTTGGGTTTTTCTGCATGAACTTCCACATCCGCATATAAAGTCTGTCGTATTCTAGTGTACACAGTTTTGGACAATTCTCTCTGATCCATAATCGTAGGCCACCTTCCACTACATTGTTAGTGGCATTCTGTTGGTTTTGGCTTCTAGTTGCCCACCGCAGATTATCCTTATGATTATTCATCTTGTCACGGTCGATATGATCAACCATTGGCAGGTCTTCAGGATTCTCATGCCAAGCCATACAAACTAGACGATGAACACGGGTAAGCTTACGTGTGCCGTCTGGGAAGTAGATAGTTGTGTACTTGTAGGCAGGAATACCTGTCTCGCACTGAGCCTTCCAGCGTTGGCTTTGTTCATCCCAGATTCGACCGTCTTCTGTTGCCCAGTAACGAGGTGCTATCGGTACTTGCCTCATCAATAGGCACCACGTCGAGGACATCTGAATGAGTGGCTGTAGTTGATCGTATCCACTCCGCAGTCTCCACAACGGTGACGTTCAATCATTTCCTCATCCATTTGTTTATGGAGTGCAAGAGTTTTCTCCTGTCTAATCTTCATTTCTTCAGGAGTGAGGGTTACCCGCATCATGGCAAGCAGAGCTTCAATACTACTCTTTGCTTCAGACATTATGACTTACCCAGATCAAGACTGACGGGAGCTATCTGAATGTCCATCCTGTCAATCACAATCTGAAGAGCGTTACGAATCGCGTTCTCAATAATGTGTTTGTCAGCGGTACGGCTGTTGGAGCTGTATATTGCTAACTCCGCACGTTCAGCAATATTGTAGATTTCTTGTGCGGTTGGCATTGGTAGTTTCATGGCTTCACTCCTGTAGTTGGAAGGGCAACGCCCTTGATATATTGTTGCATCAGCACTTTGTAATCAATGATGGCATCAGGGTGAGCAGCTTTATAGGCTGCTACATAGGCTGTCCATCCTGTTGGGTTCTCATTGCTCTTAATCTTCACAGTTGTTTCCATTCGAAGCACCCCTCTCGCACTGCTGGAACACAGCCTTCAGGCACATCCCCGCCACAGAGGCAGTTATCACCCATACGGCAATAGCCTTGCTCCACTACAGGCCAGTTACGACGTAGCCAGTTGATAGTGCGATAAGCCATTTGACCAGCCTCACTACGCATCAACTCTTTCGCACACTGACAACCACCATTAGTCACCATTGTGCCCGGTGCTTTGTAGTGGAAGATACAGCCACCATCAGAGCAACCCATCATATCAGGGACATAGTGTTGTTTGTTCATTCAAAATCCTCCGGGTACAGTTCTTCTTCATACTCATTGCCGAACATTTCCAATACATCAGATGCCCAGCGTGCGGCTCCTGCTGGAGCTGTATTCAACACTTCTGCTAGTCGGTCATAGAAGTCTTCATACTCGTTCTGTGGTTTCATTCTTCCTCCTTTCTCAAGCCTAAGCTCACCATGATCCAGTGCAATCTGAACTTCTTATAGTTTGGGAGGCTCATGTAAGAGCCGTCACCCATCACCATGATGTGTCCACGGTGCGGGTGATGTAGCTCGTAAGCACCTTTCAAAAGGATTTTAGCCTTTTCAGAGGTCATGCATTATACGCCGCACACATGGTGGTGAAGCCACAAGCCATCCCCGCGAGAAGGAGTGGACCCCAGTTCTTGAGTTCGTGCAAGAAGCCATAAAGGCCAGTGCCGATCATTGCAATAGAAGCTACAGCCGCCAGTAGTGTCACGGTGATCTTCATTGAGTTATTCATAGACCCTCCTAAATTGTTTTCAACATTTGGTTAATGAACTCGAATTCTACTCCCTTGTGCGTCGGCTTGTCAACACCGTAGTGTAGCTGCCAGTCTTCACAGTAGAACCCAGAACTAAAGCCCTCTTCCAGAGCAGTGTCCAAAGGACGGAACACTGTTACATGTCCCTTGTAGGGAAGTGTCGCGCTTCCTACATCAAACCCCTGCACCCATTCGTACTCTTCCGTGCCATAGACAGTCTCAATCCAAGCCCAGCAAGCGTAGATAGCCATTATGCACTCACTTGTGCGTATTGCACAGTAGCATAGTCAAACTCCGAGAATGGAGTGGTGACTGGCACACGATTCCCATCTTCATCGAGCGAGAAATACGTTACGTTGTACTCTTCCGTAAAGACTGGAGGATTCGCACCATAGAGCGCTGCACGTGTGTAGATGTGTTGCACAGCCCACTGGGGCATTGCGGCTTGAAGCTGTCGAAACATGGTGTTCTCTTCCAGAACAGTCTCTTCATCAGAGTTGAAGCTTGGGATAACGAAGTAGAAGTGCTTCAGGCGTGGGACAAACGTGTCTCGCTCATCCTTGTTGTACGGTGCATCAAATAGTAGATCAGTCATTGCGTGGCTCCTATAGTTGACAGGTAGTTGTCAGAGTACATTGTACCGCAGCAACCAGTAGGATGACAAGCATAATCATCAAACCTCCCGCAGTAATACCCAACCCAACATGCATTACGGTTTCACCGGGATTGCTCCACAGTCTGCCGTCTACCATTGCCCAACCCATCCCAGCTAACATAACGATCAGTCCGAGAAGGACCACACATATCGAAAGACCCATTGCCAGTTCCATATTTCCCCCTGTTACTCACTACGTTAGCTCACCACTGGTGAGAAATTTTATTGACGGCCTTCGGCTACTAGAAAGCCCCTCCGAAGAGGGGCTAGACATCACACGAAAGCTTTCATTACATCATTTGGACCGGCAACTGCCGATTCGCCCATTGGCTGGAAGCCCCAACCACCAGCAGCCTGACGCTTCAGAGTACCTACGTGAAGTGCAGTGCCATTGGCAAACTGCTGTAGCTTGTACTCTTGAATCAGCTTACCGTCTTGATCGAAGAGGGTGAAAGCACCACCAGCGATCATGCTGAAGTCTTGATTCCGTACACCAGCTTCGTGCAAGAAGACGAAGTGTTCAATGCTGTGGATATGAGCTGGAATCTTACTGATGTCAGTCAGAATCTCTTCGTCATCAGCACCTTCGCCAGTACGGTTATCACGTGGGTAAACTACAGCACCATCATAAGCCGACATGTTGTTGAAGAACACTACATCGGAAGTGGAACTCAGCTTACCTTGTGCGTTCAAGCAGAAGACAAACACATCAAGGTCGAAGCCGTACTCTTTGGAAGCCCCGTGAACTGGATGGCAATCCCAGTTCAGAATACCTTGCAGGCGGGTCAGGGAAGGTGCGGCTTTGGTCAGGTCCAACATCATAGTAGTTTTGCTCAAGTTAAGCTCCATTATCAAGTCCTCTTTTAAATTTAGTTTGAGGGGCACACTGGCCCCTCTTTAGGGTTAGGCAGTTTCTTTGACTGCAAGATTCACTTGCTTATTGGCGAATGCAGCACCTACAACGATCAGACCACCAACAACCTTAGCCAGCAAGTGGTTCACTTCGCCAACATGTTGTACGAAGAATGGATCAGAGATCAGCATTTCAGCACCAACCACACCCAACATTGCAGCACCGATCCAGATGATCACTTTGTACTTGTCCATCAGACCAGACAGGTACTTCGCACCGTAGACGATAACTGGAATGCTCAGAGCGATACCAGCGATTGCGTAGAGAGTCGAGTGCTCAGTACCAGAAGCAGCACCAGCTACAGCCATTACGTTATCCAGCGAGAGCATGAAGTCAGCTACGATGATGGTCCAAACAGCGCCCCAGATAGTGTCTTTCTGTGCAACTTCATGTGGTTCATCGTGCCCAATCAGCAGAGAGTAACCAATCCAGACAAGGTACAGACCAGCTACCAGCTTCAGGAACGGAACGCCCAAGAGGAAGGTTGCAAAGACCAGCAGGATGGCTCGGAGTGCGATGGCACCAGCAGTACCCAGAAGGATTGCCTTACCTCGAACACTTACAGCCAGTGTCGCACATGCCAGAGCAATTACGATGGCGTTATCAAGGCCGAGAAGCAGGTCGATCATCACGATCTTGAAGATTGCAGCCCAGTCCAACATTGCGAAAAATTCCATTGTGTTCTCCTTTGTGTTTGTGTGGGGCCATCTTACTGACTGGCCCTTGTGTTGTCAACAATTATTTAGTTGCGAAAGCCTTGAACTCTTCGTTCAGCAACAGTTCGTAGAAGCGGTTCTGATCTACAGCCTTCGGATTCGGGATGTACAGCACTTCAACAGTGTCGTACTTATCACCGATCATGTCCAGATAACGCTTGTTGCAGCCGTTGCCGATTGCCACAATCTGTACAAAGGTGTTTTCCAGCGAGTCGAGCTGAGCTTCAAACTCACGCTTATCGTTGTTCTCGCCGTCAGTGATCAGTGCGAGATAGGTTGGGGTTGCCTTCTTACCGAAGCCGAAGAAACCACCCTTATTGCTACCCTTCAGTGCCTTGATTGCGTCTGCGAAGTTAGTACCACCGCCAGCGGTGATGCCTTCACGACGGATGTAGGTGCCAGCGTCTGCTTCTACCATATCACGCTCACGCTTGAAGCTGGTGTTGAAGAAGCCGATTTCCATCTTACCGTCATCATCAAACTTCATTGCAGCAGCGAGGAACAGGTCGAGGGTGTCTTGTACCCAACCACAACGGAACTCATCGTCCATCGAACCAGATTTGTCAACCGCCAGCTTCACAGCCATAGTGATTGGTGTGAAGATGTTCGCTTTAACGAGATTCAGTTCCAGCGATTTAGTCAGGTCTAACATTGCCATACCCATATATCCTCCTTCAGATTAGTTTGTTTGTTGGTGCCAAGTGTATCTAGATCACCAATCAATGTCAATAGTGTATTTGCCGGCTGGGATCAAACCCTTTTCGTACAAATCATTTGCAACCATTTCAACGCTTGGATAGAAGTTGCGACCCCAGAATAGATCAAGGAAGTTGCTGTAACTCGGCGTACCGTGCCACTCCTTTGGGTCACGTGCAAGCCAAGCCGCAAAGCTTACACCCATTTCGCTACCGTTAATCATTTCGGGAACAGAATCATTCTCAAAATCATACCCATCTGTAGGAATCTCGATCTTTACCCGTTGGCGTTCCTTGCAACCGTCTTGCTGTTGGAAGTCATATGGTCGTCCGTAGGTCTTCTCGACCAGAGCATCCCAGTCGCTTACATCAATCACTTGTTCGGTTACAGTGCGAATCATATCAAATCCTCCCTTGTTGGGTCAGTGCTGTCAACAGCGATTTCTGACCTTGTACTAGTTCTACTGCATCGGCAGAGCGTTGGTCACGACCAGCAGCTTCTACACGATTTACTTCTGTAACGGTTTCCAGCATCTTGGCACGCAGAGTCTGAAGAGTCTGTGTGGTGATCACTGGTGTGTTCATCGCTGTAGCGCTTGCGATGGCAGCCATTTTCGCTCCTTCTGCACCCTGTGTCAAGGTCTTTGTTGCCAAATTCCTGACCTCACTGGTCAGAGATACACTCTTTTGCACGTCCAGTGTTTGCAGGAACATTGCGAACTCCATCTTGATGATAGGGATCGTCTGAGTGATCACATCCTTGAGAGTCGAGATAGTAGCACGACTTGCATCCTGTTGCGAGCGAATCTTTGGACTATTGATTTCAGTCATCGCTTTCAAACGACGAAGGTTATCAGCCTTCATGTCTAAACGATTCACCTTTGTCTGTGCGTCACGCAGCAATTGAGACTGCATGGCAGCTTCAGGGTGATTAAGGTCAATCTCAGGCCACGATGCGATCTGCTGCTCGGCATACGCCTTCAGACGTTCCACTTCCGTGATTTCAGTCACAATCTTCTTATAGTGAGCGAAGTTTTCATTGTACAGCATATCCAAATCCACAACCCAAGCACTTTGCACGGTAATGTGAGCACTGATCTTCTCTTCCAGACCTTGGAACACTTGCTGGGCTGTGTTCAGCCGAAGCATGAGCCTGCCCTTAACGTCAGTGAACTTGTTCTGGAACCAACCTACAAGGCCATCCCTCTGAATAGAAGCAGGGTCCAGCTTGTTGGCTTCGTTGCTGATCTGAGTCAGGATTGCACCCAGTTCATCGAACTTACCGACAGCCATCTTGTCAATAATCTTCTGAGTAGTTTGACCAATCTCACGGGAGACGGACTCACCAATCTTGTCAATGTCAGCATCGGAGATAACCTTGAGCTGCATCATGTTCGAAGGCTTGGCTACGGCCACCTCTTGAAACGGACTGCGTACAGGGACACCCATACGGTCAGCAGCGATCACAGGTTTCTCAGCCACGCCTGCTCGATTGAATACGCTCATTGTAATCTCCCATAATAGATAAATGTTTCTGGATAACGGATCGAGTGTACAGTGTCGTCACAGTACCCGTCAATCAGTTTTGGATGTGCCAACTGTGCAGCTTTGAAATAACGTCTCGCTTGTCGTTCTCCCAATTGTAACAACTGGCTCACATGCGATGTGCTGATGATATCAAGACTACAGAAGATTTTCAACAGTTTTCCCATCGAAAGAGGAACCTGATCTTCATCTTGTGCATACCAGTCTAGCCGTGTAATTCCAGCCAACACATCGTCAACCCAGAGTGGCCAGTCCTCACCACTCATTCGCACGTCCACCATTTCGGGGAGTACGCAGTTGCTGAAGGAAGCTTCGGGTCTACCTAACTTCCCAACCTTTGCAGTGTACACCGTCCGCTGAGCCTTAGCAATCAAACGATCAGCATTTCTTCCAATCCTAAAATCTAAGGCTTTCAGCTCAGCGGGGTTTAGCATTACGCCTCCGGTGTTGGAATTAAAGGAACTGGAGCCAGCTCAGGATGAACAGCACCCAGAGTCATTTCCAGAGCTTTGAACTCACGCGTGTTGTGTTTGCTGTGCCCGCCATCTTGATACCAGACGTGCCATTGACTGACAGCATAGTGGTTAGTCGAGGCAGCATCAAGCACTGCGACATCCGCCAGAATACCAGCACTTCCAGCCGCCGTCGCATCGACCCAGTAGCTTTCCACAATCGCCGTGTAGGACGGATTGTGTGCCACGATCCACGCTGTTACTTTTACCATTACTCGTAGTGCCATTTTGTTTCTCCTGTAGTGATTTGTAGGCTTGTGCCTGTTCCTTCGTCATACCTGAATGACTCATGCTCCGTCTCCTACGCCTCTAGCGTACCAGTGTGCATCATTGTAGCCGCCATGATAACCAGATTCCATTGCATCGTCAAGCAGATGATGAACCATTTGCACAAGGCCGAGGTCAACGTCTTCGGCTATCAATTCACGAAGCAATTTATTCTTCTCAGTTTCAAACTCCAACACTGTCAATCGACGTGCTGGTTGGAACCCTGCTTCAGATGCCAGCTCTAGAAAGTTGATATGCATGTCATTCTCCTATGAAAGTCTTCAATCTGTCAAGATGTTCTGGGATATACAGGTTAAATACCTCGATCCCCGATGTTTTGGCCAACTTGAAGGCTGTTGCCGTACCACCTTGTGGTACACCCTTCTTGTCAGTCTTGGCATAGCCTATCACGAATTTACTTGGAGTTGCAAGGTCTTTCCCTAAAACTTGGTAGCAATTACGTGCGTGCATCTTCTTGGCACCTTGTTTGCATGCCTCCCAGTTCGGATGGAGCAACGCAGCAATGACAGTAGCAGTGAAATAGTTGGGCCAAGACTCAGGATTGATGTTGCACCCGTCATGACTGGACATTTCATGTCCTTCATATCCCCACCAAGGCACGTAGCACTCGTAATCGTTTGCTGTGTAGTCGATACCCTTCTGCTGCCGATGGCCCCACCAACCCTCTTCAAAGGCTTGGTCAGCTCCTACAGCACCACCTGAGCGTAGACCCCATCCGAGGGTAGCCAACTCCGCAGCAGCGTCTGTCATGACTGCCTGAATGTCTTGTGGCGTTTCACGCGAGCCTATACCTGTGTACCACTTACTCACGGTCGTCCCTCCAACTTACGCCAAGCAGCGTCTGTTTTCTTCAATAGTTCTTCTAGCTCTTTGAACTTCCTTGCCTTGTAAAGCTCAAGAGCTTCACTACCCGGTGCAAGCCAATGTCCCGGTTTGTATTCAACTGCGTCTCTGTACATAGTGTTCTCCTTTTCTGAAGACCAAAGAATACCCGCCGAAGCGGGTATAAGTCAAGCGTTATCTACGCCAGTGAATAACAATTAGTCCAGCCAATCCCACTACACCGAGGATGCCACCAACAATCACACCACCCAGAAAAGCCCAGATCATGCGTAGCGACTCAATAGTAGGAAGATGATCAAGATCAGAAAGAATGCAGTAAGCATCACATCACCTTCCGAAACAGGCCATAGGCGTTGGTGCCCATATTACCACGGGCGTGGTAACTAGTGGATTCTTCTTCTGCGTTGTAAACCCAGTGACCATCCTTCCCATTACCGGAGATTGAGAAAGGCAGATCACCATCGTAATTTTCTTCTTCAACGTTATCGATGGAGTAAACACCGGGCTCAACCAAAGCACCACCGTGATCTTTGAATGAGGTTTGCACATGGATGAAGTCACCTTCTTTCAGGGTACGCCAATCAACAGCGACACTATGTTCTGGTTGGCGAACTATAGCACCTTCAGTCAGGAAGGCAAGGTCATTGTGCAAGGTCAACAGCTCAGCCGAGAGTTCACCGATACGGGTAGTGATTTCTTTCAAGTTCATAATATTCTCCTATTTAACGTAAATGGTAACATCGATCCCAGCGAAATGCTTCACGATCAGAGCTTCAACGTCAGCCCATTTCGCTCCACCCAAGCCAGCACCCAGTTTCGGGAAGCCTACACTTTTGTGCTCACCAGCATCCACGAATAGTCGCATAGTTGCGAAGGCTTTGTCAAGGGCTTCTAAGCTGGTATAAACAACACCCTTCTCACGCCCGTAAAACTGTTGCCCGTACAGGTTGAAGATTGGGCCGTGCTCACACAACGTGAAGCTCAGAGAGCCCAGCTTATTGACATCACCTTTGAGGGTTTGACAGTCAGCTTCGTACACTTGAGGCCACTCAGCCCGTAGAGCCTTGGCTACGCCAGAGTTCATTGTGTTCTGGCAGTTGGCTTGATGCCCAATAGCTTCCACTTCACCAGCTTTGAAGCCTTCAATCAGACAGCCTTTCTTGGTAGTGATAGTCATACGCGACCCACCGTCTTGACATCGAAAGTGTCAATCATAGTTTCAAATTCATGCAGCTTTGTGGTTCGCAGCGTCTTGACCTCAAGTACAAGGTTCTGCCACGGCCACAGGTGACGTAGGGTCCAACCAGTGATCCTATGACCAGTGGTGGAATGATTCAGTTCGTAAGTGATGAAGTATTTACGTGCAAACAATGCTCTCAGAGCGTCTTTCATTTTGAATCCTCCTTAGAAAAGAAAGCCCCACCGCATATAGTCAGTGGGGCTAGGGATTGGCTTACGCCAATCGTCCTTTGATGGTTTGCAGATCATCCAACCAGAAGCGACCATTCTCGAACAGCAGCTTCAACACACCACCACGTTCTTCTTCGAAGGTGCATTGGTCTTTGAGGACGTACTCGCCATCAATCAAGTCAACACGCAGCAAACCTTTAGCAGACTTCTTCAGACCGTCGCCAGTTGCTGGGTCTTTGTAAATCTCTACAAATTCACCATTAACAGTGCAAGCAGTTGCCTTCACAGCGAAGCCGAAGGTGTCACGAGTGTTCATCTGGTAGGTGTAAGAACCAATACCAAACACTGCACAGCCAGAGCTGAAACCCAGTTCTTCCATTCGTTTCAGAATCGCTTCGAAACGTTGCAGGGTGATGCTGTCGCCGTAGATCAGACCAATGTGCGAATCCAGCAGTTTGTGACCAGTCTCAGTGATAGTACCACCGAAGGTTTCCCACAAGATTTGCAGAGAACCTTTGAACTCTGGACTGCCCGGTTCAGCGTCTGGATCACCACAAATTACTTTCAGTGGATCCCCCGAATCAGGACGGATAACCAGCTTGCCGTCACGAGCCATGATGATGTCTTTCAGACGTGGCAATATTTTGGTCAGAACACCCCAGTAATCGTAGGTGTCAGCTACATACGATGCAATGCCGGTTGGGACAATGCGAGTGATGTAGTCGTTCATGAAGTCAACTTCTGCTTCCAGTCGAGCGTCAAGATCACCTTCACGGATGTTAGCCAGAGCCATCTTCTGCTTGATACGAGCCATGCGGAACAAGATGTTGCTGGAGCTTACAGCGTGTTCAGTTGCAGCTACAGAGCAGCCAACCAACTCTTCGTCAGTATTCACACCGTAGTAATCTTCGAGGTAATCCAGCACTGCGAAAGTGTCAGTACCCGAGAAGAACAGGCTGTGACCAGATGCAGCACGAATCGCGTCTTCCAGACCAGACATACCACGCATCGAGAAGTCGTGGCACTGGAACTGAATGAGGTTCAGATCGAAGCCAGTCTTTTCAGCGTAATGGTTTGCCAGTTTACGATATTCACCAGCGATTGTTGCGTTGGTCGCTTGCTTCCAAGTCATGTTCGACATAATGGTTTCCAAGTAATTGGTCACCCAGAAGAACTCAGGGAAGGTGGACATAACAGTGAAGAGTGGAATCTTCATGTTGATGCGAGTGCCTTCTGGCATAGTCTTCACACGGATAGGCAAGAAGCCCAGATCGTGCAGAGCAGCCATCCGAGCAGTGTTTACAACACCCTCACCCAAATAGGCGTTAACACGACGGGTGAAGCGAGCAATCACTTTCTCTTTCGGTTGCGAGAAGAACGATTCGTTCCAGTATTCAACGATTTCTTGGAAGCCGCCTTGTGGGCCAAAGGCTACCAGCTTACCGTCGTAGAGCGAAGAGCCCTTGAACAGACGATTGGATCGTGGAGTGTTGTTCGAGTAAACCATTTCAGTACCAACTGGATATTGGTCTGCATGTCCAAGCTTATAGCCATCAACTCCGTGGGGTGCGAAAACTTTCATTGTAAATCCTCCTTCTGAATTTGGAATGTGCAACCTCTATGGCTCTTTAGCTTACCACTGAGGCATCGTGAAATCGCAGGTTGCTGATACCCTAACTCAACAAGCTCGTATACTGCCTTGTCTGTGTAGAGGATGTTACCGGCTTTATCAAATACTGTCAATAGATTTCTTGGCCTAAGTCCCGTTTCAAGTGCATGATTTGAATTCTCTGTGGGAGTTGCCCATTCAAGATTTAGTTCGTGGTTATTCTTCTTGTTCCCGTCTTTATGGTTGACATATGCCTTACCTTCAGGGTTCTCATGGAATGTTTCCGCCACCAATCTGTGAATATACTTATATTCAATCACACCATCCTTTGAAAGATGGACTTGCGAGTAACCGCTCGTATGGTCATTTGGAGACATGTAGCCACCCGTCCAGTCGACTTCATACGTGCCTCGGGATACGCGGCGAGGGCAGCTTCTAACCACCCCGCACTCGTTTATATCGTAAAGACCTTCGTAGCCTGCAATAGAGCGCCAAGTGTGTAGTTCACTCATTGAGCTGGAATCAACTCAGGATTCACTTTGAAGAACGAATCAGATGGTTCAGCGATTACAGCCTCACCTTGCTCTTGATTCTCCAGAATATGCTGCTGGTCAGTAGCCATCTGGTCCTGTTTGTCGTCACGTTCCTGCTGAGCCTTGGCTTCATCGATCTTGATCTGCTCTTGTTGCAGCTTCAGAGCTTTCTCGCCTTCGTCTTCAGTCAGTGCGTCCATCAAGAGCATACCGCCAGCGGCACCTACCGCACCCCCAACGATGGAAGTACCCAGCCCAGAACCACCGCCCATACCACCAGAAGAATAACCACCGTTGTAGCCGCCACCCCGATTATATCCACTGTTGCCTCCATAGTAGTTCTTTTGAATCACTGTAGTGTTCCGTGGAGCAGAACGGTAAACAGGGGTTTGTTTGGTCACTGTACGTGTTACAACAGGACGGCTCACAACTGCTGGTCGAGACACTTTCGGAGCAGAGTAGCTCGGTTTGGAGAAGCTAGGCTTCGAACTCACCCGACTCTTAGCTTCAGCGAAGCCTACACCAATACACAAGATTGCACCAGCCATGATACCAGCAATAACTTTCTTGAACATTTGAATCCTCCTTTGTTAGATTAGTCGCAACTTGAAGAGCTGGAGCTACTGGAACCGCTATCACTTGAAGAACTGCTGCTAGAGCAGGAAGAGTGACTGGAGTAGCTACTGCTGCTGTGTGAAGGAGTATACGCAGGAGCCGAATAGCTGTCAACAACATTATCAAAAGAATTATCGTGACGTTTCAACTCAGTGCTTCCGCCGCTTGAGCGTGGAGAAGCCTTGGTCGTTGGCTTTCCCGTGGTCACTGGAGCGGTACGGGAAGGATACGAGACACGAGCTGCCTGACGCATATATTCTTCCTGAACCACACGGTCACGGTCTTCCTGCATTCGACGGATACGTTCGGCAGCATATTCTTTACGACGACGTGTCTCATCGCTTTCTCTCATGCAGTAGAAGCCGATCAGAATCACAAATCCTACAGCGAACAAACCAAGTACAATTTCCATATCAGTCTCCCAAGTCAATTACGGTGAGTGTGTCTTTAAATTCCGACTTCAAATCATTGCGGAACGAATTCGTGGTGTAGATGTGGTCATAGTGGTTCGCCACTACTTCAACGCCTTTCGAGAAGATACCGTGAGTGACAGCCAATTCCAGAGTCTTTGGGTTGCGAGCCTCCAGAAGCAGAGCCAGCTCAATGAACGTGCGTCCACCATCGCAGATATCGTCAAGAACCAACAGGTTCAAGTGGCTCATGTCGCCGGGACCGTCTACAGTCATGCCAATGATCTTGCCGTCAGCAAGGTTACGAGTCTTCGAGCAAGTGATCACACCAGCAGCACCCACTTTCTTGGCAAACTCTTCACACTTCTTTGTGGCGCCTTGGTCTGGTGCAACGATTGTCACATCATTGAACGACAGCTTGATGTCACCAAAGACGGAGTATTGGTCACGTACAGATACGTTATCAATGCAGGCCAGAGAGACAGCACTGTGAGGGTCCGTCACTTGAACCATATCGTATTTCAGGCTATTGATCAGACGACCAAAGACCTTAATGCTAAGAGCTTCACCAGCGTTACACACACGATCTTGACGTGCATACGGGATATACGGCAGGTCGAGCATGAACTTCGCCAGAGGGAACTCCATACGCAGTGCATCAGTTGCCATCAAAAGTGCCATCACATCGTCACTGTTCTGGAGTTGTGCATAGACGTAAACACGTTCTGCGTGCATACCGTCTACCTGAGATAGATTGTTGATGTCAACACCAACTTCACCACCGGGGAAGTTCCACTGACGGACGGTAGTAGTGATGTTAGAACCCAGTGCATCATTCGTATAAGTAATCATTTTGCCTCCTTACTATTAAAGTAGCGACGGATTGCGTAACCTCGTGCAAGGCTCCAAACCGTACAGCCTAATGTTGTACTGGTTGCAATAGCTATCGCTGAAGTGAATACGCTGAGACAACCCATTGTAATCAACCAGCTCCCCGCCATTCCGAGAAAGGTGCCAGAAAGCACCTCCTTGATTGTTTGTGTCTTCGATTGAGCCATGTCACAATTCCACTTGAAAGGATGCTCGCATTCCTGCGAGAGCTTCATCTGGAACGTTGTGAATGTTCATCCCGCCTCGGCGGTTCTCAACTACGACGTAGGTTACACCATAATCGTACTCTTCTGCAAGCTTTACATAGTTTTTCATCGAACGCTTCGTTGGAAATACGTTCGATACAACGATGCTCTGAGTAACGCCCATTTTCGACTCTGTATCCCGCAAGCACTGACGATAAGCATAAGCCATGCGAGATTCTGTCCAAAGGTACTCACCTTCAGGCGTGTACAGATACTTGTCATGCTCAAAGTGTGGTGCACGCAAGGCAGTTGCCAGAGTCGCAGCCAGTGTAGACTTCCCGCTGCCCGGTAACCCCCGGACCAGATATAGCATAGGCTTTTGCATCACGTTCCCTCCAGAATTTTTCAATAACATCTTTACGTTCCTGATCCCGCATGTGTGCGAAGTCATCGTATTCAACTTCAGAAACCAAGTAGTCAACCAGATCGTAGTATTCCTCATCAACACTTTGTTTGAAAAGGTGTGGGTCTTCGTACATCATCACGACTTTCTTAGAGCCCATACGCATGAGGAATTTCTTCGTCAAATAGTGAGGCGTCTTGATTTTCATGACTGTCTCTCCTGTAAGGAGTCTTACCATGAAACCTTCGTGATCCACTGTACGAGACAGCTTCACAAGGTCGCCAAACTTCATACGAAACCACTCAGGCCGCTTCATTGCAGTATCTTTCGCAATAGCGTCAAGGTGCTGCTCAGTGAACATCAGGCCAGTCTCATGGTTACGACCACCAATCAGGTAGGCTCCGTGAGCCTCATCCACGATATGCGGATCAGAAGGGTGACAGATTTCAAACAACAAAGTGTTCACGTTGGTTGTCAGGTTCTGAACAATAGATTTGATAGTGGTATGCTCAAGATATTCTCGTGCGTACCCAACATAATCGCTATCCAGAGTACCAGTTGTAGCGATCAGCATTTCACCGTTGTGGGACGATACCGAAGCCATGAAGCCGTTCACCTTACGTGGAGCAATCACCATCGTTTCTGGGTCAAGCTTTGTACCGTTCTCGTGATGGTTGAACACCTTGGTGAAGGGCCAGATGACCACCTCACCAGTGGTGGTGTCGAACACAATGCCACGAGCTTCATTCAGCATTTTATCTTGGCCCCAGAGATTGTCGTAAAACACTTTCCCTTGGTATTTGATCACACAGAGACTCTGCTCTGGGTAATTCTTCACACGAACCAGCTTCTGTTCGATCAACGAATCGAAATCGCTCAGTTTGATTGCTGCTTTGTATGGTGCTGGTGAGCCGGACATTGTGTTCTCCTTAATTACAAAAGTTTCTCACGCATGATATCACGTGCCATTTCTGGTGTCACAAATTCTTTCAGAAGAGCTTTTACGTCCTTCATCAAGAACTCTCGTTCAATTCGAAGAGCAGATCCTACACGATCACTGATCACTGCGTCAAGTCGTTCTCTGACGATATCTTTAATCTGGGCATCTACAGCAGCACCAACAGCTTTGGCTAGCTCTGGGGATTTCGCAGTGTAGGTAGGGTTCCAACCACCAGAAGACTGTACCATACCTTTTAGGCAGGAGGCAATCTGTCCTTCGATCTTACCTTTAATCGAATCAGTTTGGATGTTGTTCATGACCTCACGGCCAATCTCAATTTCCAGTTCTGGATTATTAGCAATGAGGGCTCGAAGACCCTCCGTGTCAAGACGCATTTTGATAGTCATATAGCCTCCTTAGTCAGTCTTTGTATTCGATGATTGTACAGATGCCAGCTTTATTGTCAAGCATTGCTTGTTTCAGTAGTGCAATTTTACGCTCTTTCCGTGCTTGCCAGAATGGAGTGAGCTTGTCGGCTACAATACAAGCTACAACAATACCAATAGCGCCCCACCCGATAACACCACCGACGATAAGCGGTTCCACTTCACCGACAGAGCCGAAGATAAGGAACGGCAAGTAGACCACTCCAACCACTGCCCAGATGACAAAGATAACACCAAGCAGACTCATAAGCAATTTGAAGAAGCCGATAATGCCGCTGAAGATTGTGGTGCGAATGTATGAGCAAGTGGTGAAGATTTCATTACGGGAGCGAGACTGAAAGCTCTCTTGCATCCAAGCATTGAAACGGTAGTGCCACGAAGATTTAGAAATTTGCATTTGATTCTCCTTATTGAGTGAGAGTTACAGAGCCTTCAAAGAAAGTAAACTCGCTTCTGATCCAAGAGTTCAAGCTTACACCAGTGTCGATCACAACACCAGTAAAATCTCCAGCTTGTTCACCCTCAAGATCAGTCACCATTACAATCATTGGTGGTTGCTCGTTGTGGATCATCAGAGTACCCACTTCCATGACTTGCGTCAAGCTATTTCGTGCATCGATTGAAACAAATGGTTTAGTCATGCGTTAAGCCTCTTTGTGTGGATGACGTAAGACGTGTCACCGTCCTCAATTTTCTCTGCCATTTCCGCTAGTGGGATGTCCTCACCGTGCATGCAGTATCGAACAGCGTCATCGTAGTTAGTGTAGACACCACAGACGCAATCCCAACCCATTTCAATGCTAGTTAAGACGTATACATAGTCACTCATTGCTGATCACCACTTCGCCTTCGAATGCCACGCAGAACTCTTTGATGATGTTGTCCTGATAACGGAAGGTTCCAACACCAGCGAGCCGCACACCAGCGAAATGCTCAGGCTGATCGCCGGGGCCAATCACCAGATAGATGTTACCGTTATTCGCGGTGGACTTTACCAGCGACTTTGGTGCAAAGATATCGCGTGTTGGGGTTGTTGGTTTCTGGTTAACTATGATGCTCATGCTCGTTCTCCTGTGTGATGATCCATTACGACGACTTGTTGTTTCGCCATGTGTTCGCAGATTTCCTGCCATGTCCAGACTTGGAAGTCAGGATGGTTATCTATGCCAACGTCCAGACGCTTACCACGTGGTGGCAGAGAGCCGTGACAGTGACCATGCAGCATCCATGAGCCGTGGTGCGATCCGTTCCACACTTCCATTGGATAGTGGCACATTACAACAGGCTGACCTTGCACCTTGATTTCGTGGTAGTCCTTGACGAATGCCATTTGGATTGTACCAGAGTCTTCCAGCAGTTGCCAAGTACGTTTGTCGCAGTGGTTGCCACGTAGGAAGTGGATGTTACCATTCAACTCCTTGATGATTTCGATCAAACGATCCAGTTGCTTCGGATAGATGAACGCGAAGTCACCCAGATGATAGACATCATCAACCAGACCAACCCGAGCGTTCCAACGAGCAATCAGCTCATCGGTGTTGTTCTCTTGCAGCCAAGGCCGACCAGAGTATTTCACGATGTTCTTGTGTTCGAAGTGGAAGTCCGAACAGAAAAACGGAGTTTCATTCTTTACCATGATTCAACCCTCTCAACTATAGTTGCATATTGTTTCACACTCTCTAACGCTTCGTCAATGCTTTTAAAACTATCATTGCAGCAACCTTCGCTGCAAGACATACCTGAGTCTGAAAATGTCCAGATATGGTACGATACCATTTCCCCTGCCTCAAAGTGTTCTCTCACCTCTTCCCAACTTTTAAAATCAGAAGTCACGCTCATACCATACTCCTTGTACCAAAATGTCTAGTTGTCGAGCATACTTCGCGATACGCTTGGTGTTGTTCTCGCGGAAGCTGCTTTCCAGATTGAACATAGTATCGCAGATTTTGATTTCTCGTGCAATAGCTGATTTCAAAACTTTTCGAATGTACTCTTCGTACTCTTCACCTTCAACCTTCGTGAGATAGGTCACAACTTCAGCAATGCACAAACCGAACTCATCAACAAGGTCTTTATATGTCGCTGTGGTGTCCTCTAGCACGTCGTGGAGCCACGCTGCTGCCACATAGGTGGAGAGCATAGGGTCACCCTTCATACGGGCTGCCACGAGGCTTGCAACGCCTCCCAAGTGATATGTATATGGG